ATGAATCAATCAGCCAGCGAGCAACTTCAAACCGACATTCCTGCATCTATTAGCGCTATGGTGTTACTAAATTCTGCATGCCAAGGCGTTGTTGAAACTTATATTGATCAAGGCAATGCAGAACATTGGTATGCTCAGGTAGAACAAAATTTAAATGCGGTGCAAAAACTGGTACGACAATGGCGTTTAAGTGGTAATTTATATTTTTCAAATGACATTATGGACAGTGTTCTTTCCATTGCGAATACATTCAAAGATTCTAATGTTCAAATTTTAACGTTATTCAAAGCACTAGAAACCCGTTTTGATACCGCCCAACTACAGCAGCTCACTTCATTAATCTTAACATTACAAAATCCGATTCAAAGTCTTACATCAAATATAAAACGTTATGATGAGGGATTGAATGCTTGGGCTCGCCAAGTGGAAGATGCTCATAACACATTGCAACAAACTATTGCACAGATCCAGCAAGAAGAAGTTTCAATCCAAGCAGAAATTATCGCCACCAACGCCCAAATTGATCTAATGAAACAGCAGATAGCAGCATTTAAAACCGCCATTGCGAACGCTCAATCGCAGCGTAAGAAAGGGATATTTGAAACGATTTTTGGCGTGGTGCTTGCTCCGTTTACACTGGGAGGTTCTTTGATATTGGCAGGGTTTGGTGTTAGCTCTATTGTAGAAGCACAAAGTGAAATATCTAGCCTGCAAAGCGATATCCAATCGTCTTTAAATACCATCAACCACGATCAACAAACGCTCTCTCAAGATCAACAACAAATCGCGTCTCTCAATGCCCTATTGCTAAGTGTCGATCAAGTTAACAACGATTGTGCGGCGATCAGCCGATCCTTAGATACACTACAAACCACGGTGCTCAGTTTATACAATGAAACCAACAATGTCGTTTCTAACCTTACCAAAGCACAAGATTCACAAGCGGTCATTCTGGAGCAAGTTTGGTACCAATCAGCTTACAATGAGTGGCAAGATATTCTGGAGGTAGCATCAACGCTCAATAATGCACAACCTCAAATAACAAAAGCTCAAATCAAGTAATTGATTTGGCTCCAGTGACGTAGCCAATAGCTGATTTAATTGAGCAAGTTATAAAGCAATGCCGATACCGCCAATAACCCTATTGCCATGACAAAGGGTGTACTCATCTGCTGTTGATACTTCTCCCTGAGGAATCATCGAATTGGCATATCGTATTCGCCCATGAACCCACGGGGCGATTTGCTAGTGTTGGACGTCCCAGGGTAACAGTGCATCGATATCTGGCTAATTCTTTCATACACATTGACAATGTAATTATCGAGGATAAGGCCATTTTCTTTCGCCATCTCGACGATGCTGTACAGCATCACGCTCGCGTCTACACCATTGGGATTATTGGTTAACAGCTAGATGGTATGACCTTATATTTTAAGACTCACCTATGGTGTCTTTTGGATGTCGCGGTATAAAATCAGTCAACTATTCTCCATATACAGGGCTTGATGTTCACTAGAGCAGAATTGCCATAGCAATAACAGTTTAATGAGCTTTCCCATCAGTCGCTCATATCGACAACTGTTTTGGCGTTATAAAATCAAGCAAAGCTTATCTAGGTGAGGTAATTGTTGGGCCCCTGCCTGTATTGAGAATTTCAACAATTCGATGAAAGCTGAAGCGATCCAATATGAGCTAATTATGACGAGAGCCTAGATGCAACAAATGATCTTTGAATACATAGAAAATTATGATAATCGGATGAGAAAGCACAGCACTCTTGGGTATCTAAGCCCAGTTAACTTTAAATAACAATATGTCGCTTAATTTAGTGTCAAGTCTTGCAGGAGCACTCTTTCCTAGCAATTTTGGACACTTAGTTAAACTAAACAACTTTTCAACACCTCAAATAATTTGCTAATTCAGTAAAGCCAATGACTCACTTTTGTCCAATTATTACATAGAACTTCTTCGCCTCTACGTGTTGCGATGATGGGACCAAAACAAACTGAACGTGGTCCCATTACAAAGTCAGATGGGACCAAAATGGGACCAAAGCGAGGGCTAAATCGGGTCATATTTTCCACTTTACTGTTTATAAAAACAGTATTAGCCAAAAACAAAGCGCCCCTTGCGGAGCGCTCTGTGGAGAGATTTTCGGTTACTGCCAATCGAGGATAACTTTGCCAGAAGCCCCGCTGCGCATGATGTCGAAGCCTTTTTGGAAGTCATCCACTTTGAAGTGGTGAGTGATAATTGGGCTGATATCGAGACCCGATTGGATCAGGCTCGCCATCTTATACCAAGTTTCAAACATATTGCGCACCATTCATTTTTACTTTTTAAAATCAATGCAGTAGCGGCAAGCCCACCATAATTGGGGCTAAAATGGGGCGATTAAAAATATGACTTTTTGAACACAAATTCTGCCATATCAAGCAATACCAGATCTTGAAACTGACGAATAGCCCCCGGCCCTCACCTTCTCGTATTGTCCGCTCTATCAACCCATATCACCACGTCAGTCTTCGAATAGCGACTCAGCACCAATCAGTGGAATAAGTCGGAGTAACACATCTTCCATCACGCCATGCTCGGCAGTGGTAATTTTTTTCGCGGCTCGATCTTTCCAAGATAAGGTTTGAATCAAACTCGCAGCCACTACACTCGGCTTATCAAGATTGTTCACTGGAACTTCGAGAGCTTGGCCGCGAATACTGGTGCTAATCGGACAGCAAATAAGTAACCCTGTTTGCTGATTGTATTCTTTGCTAGAAAGCACAAGAGCAGGACGATATTTGCCGATCTCTTTTCCTTTCACAGGTTCGAAATCTAACCAGATAATGTCATTACGTTGAGGTATGTATGTTGCCATTACTCACCTAGCTCTTTACCGGAAACTACAGCGATTTCATCAGCATGGCCTGTATGAGCGTTCAAACCTTTCAATAGATCTTTCTCACTGAACGGAAAGCGCGTTTTCTGACGCTCTACTGGCTCAATAATGATCCTCTTACCTTCAGTTTTCACTTCAATATCAGCACCTTCAACCAATCCAAGCTGACGAATAAACGTAGCTGGAATGATATTGCCAAGACTGTTACCAATTTTTCGTATTTGAGTACGCATACCTCACCTCTAGCGTAAGCACATTGTTATAACAATTTAGATTGTATAGGCTCCATTCGGAGTGTCAACATTGTTATAACCTGAGTTCTTAATCTACTAAGCATGGCTCATTAGCATAAGCCCCTCGCAGCGGCATTTGCAGTGAGGTTTTTACTTAGAAGAAATCGTACTCAGCCACCAACCTTTCAAGTTTCGGGTTCAGTCGAATACCGTTTTGAGTTTTCGATATATTACGCAATCTCATTTTAATGGACTGCTGTAAACCCTCTGTGGTGATAGGATTACGCTTACCATATTGCGATTGATTGAACTTGCGGATCTTCACCATCACCGACTTCATTGCTTCACCATCTTTCAGGCGATAGGCCGTGTAGTAGGCGTTCATCAAGCTTTGGCGGCGCTTAACGATAAAGGTTTCATAGTTCTTAATCGCATTGTTCTCATCATACTGAAGGTTCGCACGGCCAATCGCAAAACCAGACGCTTGGCCAAGCAGCTCAAAGGCCGTTAGATTACTCACAATCTCGTCGCCGTTCTTCGTCGTCACGCCACCTTCATTGATGTATCGAGCGGTTTTAAGCACGTCTCTAATCGCTTTCGGCGGGATACGCTCGATACCGCGAGCAAATTGGTCGTTAGAAATATCGGATAAGCCTTGCGCCCATGAAACACCAATACCTCCTAATACCGGTCCTAACGCTTGCTTCATGTATTCCACATACGCGGTAGAAGCATCCACATCACGGTTAATGCTGCGCACCCACAAATCATTGAGTGAGATACGGCCAGAAATACTTGGTAAAGCGCCATGCCAGATTAACGCCGCGTTCTCTTTACCAAACGCTTCGGCCAGCATACGTTTTAATTCAGTTTCAGTATCAAACGGCTCATCATCATCCCCTACAATCTCTTGCGCCGCGTCAATCGCCGTGGTGATCGCCCACAATGGCAACGCACCCGCACCACCAATAAAGAAGGTCGAGGCCAGCGTTCCTAAAAGCTGTTTACGTGCCATCGATTTGACTTCGGGCGTCTCCCCTTTTAACGCTTGGGCTAGGTTCGCCCATAAGTAATAAGTCATGTTCTGGCTGTACTGCTTAAACTGGAGGGCGACTGCCGCCATATCGCTTTGCATAAAGCGCGCACGGTTAATCGATGAGTAGTCAAAATGGCTATCCCACGTATCTTTGATAGCATCTGCGATCGCCTTTTCATGGTCGCCGTGTTTCTTCATAGCAAGACGGTAGGCCGCAATATAGGTCACTTCGCGGTTAAACACTTCGGCATGGTGGAAAGCCCAACCAATGATGTTCATCGCTTTGTTCCAAGTCCCTGAATACTTCGCGTTGGGGTTCTCTGCCAAACCAGCTAAGTCTGCCGCTTGCGTAACATCAATCACGCCCTGCGCAACCGCACGGCGCATCGCCTCTTTCTCGCCACCGGTGAGCACGCTTCCCAATATCCCCTGACCTTTCGGGCGGTTTCGGGTCAATGCTGCTTTCAGGTATTGCGCCGTCGCTTGGCTCATCATTTTGGAAGACTCCGCCATACCATAGCGGGAACCCAAAATAGGCAGGGCGACTTGAAGGTTTTGGGTTAAGTTCACCAGTGCTGCGGCAGGCGTTAAACCCAGCATCCACACAAAGCCTAAGCTGGTCAGCTTTTGCGCCCAACCAGAACGGGCAGGATTGCGCACCCATTCATGGCGCTTGTTCAGCTCTTCCACCACACGGTCGGCTTCCACATTGTTCGGCAGCTCATGCACGTACTTCTGAATGCTATCGAGGTGGTTATCCAGAATATCCATATGGTCGAGTCTGGCTTGCTGGCGCGATTGTCTAAAGCCTTGGTCGGCCAGTGCTCGCACCGCATCTTGGCTAAAACCGGCCACGCCTTTGCGGTGAATGAAGTTACGGCGCATCGAGCGAGCGGGCAAGGTGCGCAAATACATCTGGTAAATCTCATCACTCAGCGACTCTTTCGCCGGTGTGTGCATGTTCGCTTTCTCCACCAATTGCAACACATCGGCCACAAACGGCAGCGACGCCTTCTGCACCGCATTAAATTGCGCTTTCATACCAGAGTTGAGAGAAAAGCCCGCCTTACGCAGTTTCTCGGCGGCCAGTTCCATTTCGCCTTTGGTTTCAAACATCATAAATTGGCGTTCACCGTTCTCATCGGCAAAGTCAATCCAATAATCACCATGGCGTGACAATGGGAAGTACAACCCTTTGGCGGCGCGCTCGTGACGCTGGCGCAACTCGGCCAGCATCGCTTTGCGGATCTTGGCATCAAACACCGCTCGTACAATGTTCTCTTCCAGCGCTTTATTCATCCGCTCAGATTGAGCACGATAGTGATCGCGCATTTGTCGATAGCGGCGCTTCTGCTCAGCGTTAAGGCGGGCAAATTTGGGGCGTAACTCCACATGGCGCTTGCGGCGATTTGGCTCTTGTTTCAAAAGCTCTCGCTCTTCTTGAAGGGTTTTCCAAGCCTTAGAGCCACGTTCACTGTTTAAGCCGCCCTCTTCTTTCAAAATCCGCTCTTGCTTAGCAATACTCTCTTTCAGCTCTTCCTCGCGAGATTGGAACGCCTCTGACGGGTCCACATCCGCCAAGGTCGCCTCATGCGCAAAAGCAAAGAGTTCATCCGCCTCTTTCGGGTTCGCCTTAGCCCAATCGCTAAGATCTTCGGCCATCTTGGCCGCCTCTTCGGCCAACATGTTCTGTGTCACCACCATAGAGTTGATTTCATCTTGGTAGGCGTCAATCATCTTGCCCAAAGGCTTATCAATAACGGTGGAGACTTCCCCCATCTGGCGCAGCGTCAACATCGCGTATTTGTTGCGGCCAAGTGCATCGAGCGATTGCCCAATCACAGGTACACCATACAGCGCCTGTTTGATTTTACTCACCAAAGCGTTTTGCTTTTGTGCCAGCGCCTCATCGGCGCTCATCTGGTTTGATGTAGAGGCCGTATCCGCTGGCACGCCCTGCGATCTTGAGCGAGAGAAAAACAGCGTATTATTCTCAGGTCTTGTCACCTTATCTTTTGGCGGCGGCGCTTTTAGCTGCTCCTTCGCTTTGAATACCAAGGTGAGTAATTCATTATTGTTAAACTCAGGGGAGTAAATAAAACCAAATAGCGAGCGCAGCATAGCGCGCACTTTTGCCAATAAACGTTGAATTGGGGTCGCAAACTTTTGCTGCTCAGCAAGATGCGCCACCAGCTCCTGTACCAGAATTTCCTCGGCATCTGCCTTAGTGAGCGTCTGCGCGGAATTTAAGTAAGGTGCTAAATCCACACCATTTTTCTCTGCAAGCCGTTGAATCCCTTTGATGCCGCCTAACCTTAAGGCTAGGGTATTCATATCCGGTTGCGCCTTACCTTCTTTGAGCAATCGCGCTAATCCAACGTGACCAGCCACTTCGTGGAAAATCGTTTCTTCTACCTCTGAGGTATAATTATGTTTTTCAGCGACCAACCAGACTTTGTGCTCTTTGGTGTCATAAAGCCCGTACACTTCGCCTTGGGCATCATTCTTGGCTATGGCAGTTTTTACATAATCAGGAAGATCCGCCTCCGTATCCACCGTCTCAAAGCGGAGCGTGAAGTCTTTGAGGCCGAGCTTGCCGAGCGCCGTGCGCGTCACCGCATCAATGGTGCTCCGTTTCACAGTGATACCACCGGCTATCTTTCCGGTTTTCACCCCGGTACGCCCTGCATTCGTACTGGTACGACTAAACAAGACGACGCCATCACTCGCCGCTGAATCCCCCGAAGGCTCATCCACCGGCGAGCCTATCTCGCGTTTGGCCTCTTCAATTTGGCGCGCTTCATGGCGCGCTTTAGCCTCAGCTAAAAACGCATACTCCGCTTTAGGCGTTTGAGTCGGTTGCGGTATCACCTCAGACAGTACCGGCGCTTCCCCCACTTTTGAGTTGTGTGAAAGAAGAAGATGCACATAATCCCCGTTAGCATCGAGCGCCGGCATCACTGAATCGTATTGCCAGCCGGGATAAGGAATGCGCACACCCACTGTCTGGTAACGCTGGCCGTTATGCTCAACCATTTCAGGGCGGATAGAGTTCGGATCAAAGGTAGAGCGCTTCACCTTGCGCAGCGTTTCACGGTCAACAAACTTGTTGGGCGTTTCACTGCGGCGTAGCTCTTCTTTGATATCGGCCATCGAGGCTTCTACCGACAACCACAGGTTGCGGCTTTTCGCCTCATCCAGCTCTTGTTTGAGCGCGGTGATATCCATCTTAGCAATCTGGCGCGAATCCTTGAGCGTACTTTGCAAGCTTTGCAGCTTTCTCTCGAAGCGCTCTTGCTCGCCATTTAACGCCGTGACAATCGCATTAAGGTGCAGCGCATTCATCAGCTTAGGCGACTGCACAATCGAACTGCTTTGCATCCCTCGCGCCATATAGTCGATGGTCTTACCCTTGCCATCCACCAAGCGCACGTCAATCAGAGGCGTTTTTGTTCCCTCATGGGTGAAATAATCCACGTCCATCACCAAGCCCAATTGCTTACCCAGCTTGATTTCCCCTTGCCAACGCCGAGATTGCTCGACCGCCGCAATCGCGGGCTGAATAATGGCCTTATTCAGCTCGATAGAATACTCATCATCCAGTTCATGGATCATTGGGCGCTTAGGCTTTTGCGGTTTCTTCAAGCCACGCTCTTTGCGGGTTTTCGCATCCAGCTCAGAGTAAATCGCCATCGCCGCATCGTATTCATTATCCGCCGCTAAATAATCGGCTTGTGCATCACGGTACAGCGTAGTGAACGCCTCGGCATCAAACTCAGTGATATCAGCCTTACGCAGCGTTTCAAGGCGCAATTCAATCGCGGCTTTCTCATCGTCAAAACGCTCAACAAAACGCTTGGCCGCGCCAATCGAGCTGGCTTGCGCCGTGTAAGAGCTGTCTAAATCCAACAGCTTAGCGTCCGATTCCAGTTTCAAACGGTAAATAGGGTTGCCGGTTGACGCGGCTTTAAACTCCGCGTAGCTATCCGCATCCGAATTGCTGTTTTCAACAAACTGATCTAACTCGCCGTTACGGAACTGCTCAATCGCGCCCGCTTTACGCTCTAGGATTTGCCACATCACAGGGTCACTCGAACCTTGAGTGGTATAAGCAATCAACTCAACCTCAAAGTCTTCCGGTTTACCCGCGTTCGCAGCACGTTGGTAAAACTCATTGCCCTGACGCACAATTCGTCCCTCGCGCTGCTCCATATCGGACGGACGCCAAGGCGCATCCATATGATGCAAGGCCACCAAACGATTTTGCACGTTGGTTCCCGCGCCCATCTTCATCGATGAGCCAATCAATACCCGAACCTCACCACGGCGAACGCGATCAAACAGCGCCTCTTTTTTCAACGTGGTGTTGTAGTCGTGGATAAACGCTATCTCATCTTCTGGAATGCCCTTTTCCATCAGCGAGGCTTTCAGGTCATCGTACACACTAAAGCCGGTATCCGCCGTCATGGTAGAGGCGGTCAGTTCGCGGATCTGCTCTTCCAGCTTCTCGTACTGGTCAGCATCAATCTCGCCGGTTTCCGCTTGAGCGTTCACCTTATCAACCAACTCTTTCAGCGTTTGCGAGTAAGGCATTTCCCCCTCGTAGATTTCCAAACGACTGGAAATAAACGCTGCCGCTTTGCCCTTACCTAAGACCGTTTCCGCCAAGCTTTTCAGGTCTGATTTCACGGTTGCAATCGCGTACTTCGCGGGCGTCCCCATATCGGAGAACACCAGTTGTGTACCTTTATCGTCCTGCCACTGGTCGTCAATCGATTTGATCCGCTCGGCGGCGCGAGCCACTTTCCCTGTTGGATCACGCTGTGCGGTCGGGTCCACCAAGCGCACATCGAGCGAGGCTTTTTTCGCATCGGTCAGTACCCACAATGGGTTATCAATCTTAGCGTAAGCGATCCGCTCCTCTTTGGTTTTGAGCTGGTTAAACGCCTCCATACGGGCAATCAAATAGTCGTTGTACTCGCGCTGCGCTTCGGTCGCCGGTGCGATGTTTAGCTGACGCTTACCGCCTTTGATATTAGGGATAGGGAATCGAGTCGCTTTATTCTCGCCCGTCGCCTTGTTCTTGGCCTCCACATCCTGACGGAAGATATTCACCATATCTTTTTGGGTGATCACATCAGCAAACTGACGATACAGGGTCGAAAGTTGCTGCATGTTATTGAGTCCTTTCAATACACTGCGCTCTTTCACCGTGCCGGTTGGCGTGTATTCCAAGGTAATTTCCGTATTGAAGAACGAGCCGGCGAACGCATCATAGAAAGACATTTTCAGCTCTTTCAGCGTGTCGTGGCCAAGGTAATACATCATGGTGTACACCTCGACCAAGCTGTTAGAAATCGGCGTACCGGTCATAAAGGTCACACCACCGTTCTCTAAGCCCTGAATGCTGCGGGTTTTGATGAGCAAATCGAGCGCCTTTTCGGAACCTTTCGGATCGTTCATCCCTACCACACGGTCAGTGCGTGTCGCGTAAGTCAGGTTTTTAAACTCGTGCGCCTCATCGACCACCAAGTAATCCACGCCTAAATCCCCAAAACTAAACCCGATTTGGTCAGCGTTCTTACTCAGCGCTTCCTCTTTCTCTTTGATTTTGTCTTGTAGACGGGATATCGAGTCCTCAATCTGTTTGACTGTCGCCCCACGCTGCCCAGACTGCTTAGCTTCGGCTTTCGCTTCTTCCAGTGCGCTGCGCAGCTCGTCAATTTTCTCGTTAATCACCGTGCGAAAATGCTCAATATCATTGGGCATGGCGCGCAAATGGCTATGCCCCATCAGCACCACATCGTAATCGCCGGTCGCAATGCGTGAGAAAAACTGCTTACGCTTCTTGGCCGTAAAGGCTTTATCATCCGCGACCAGCACCTTAGCCGACGGGTAGAGCTTCAAAATATCTTTATGGAAGGAGCCAAGAATATGGTTCGGAACCACCGCCATCGGCTTTTTGCTCAGACCAAGACGCTTACGCTCCATCATGCCGGTAATGGCCGTAAAGGTTTTACCCGCCCCCACGGTATGATCGAGTAACGTATTTTTACTCTGGATCATGCGAAGCGCGCCATCAAGCTGGGTTTTACGCATATCGACCGCAGGGTTCATCCCGACGGTTTGCAGGTACAAACGCCCGTTGTATTTACGGTTAACGTGAGTATTAATCCGCTCGTTAAAGTTATCGGCGATTTGCTTAGCAATCTGCGCATCACTTTTCGCCCACGTCACAAACGTCGAAGCGAGCTTGTTGGCCAGCGCGTTAACTTCCTTGGTCGCTTTCTCGTTTTTGGTGCGCTCTTTGCCATTGGTGTCGTAAATCACCAGTGATTTACCATTAGCGGCAGAGTTCAATAAATCCGCCAGTGTGGCACGGTCATGCTTAAACTGTGAGCCTAATGCACTGAGTGAGCCGCCCGCCTCGCCCAACACTGAAATAGCCCCGATATGACGGTTAACCGTCACCGTCGCCTTATAACCTAGCGCTTCGGCAAAGCGTTCAAACACATCAGCGTCAATCCATGTTGCTCGGATAGAGGGCTTCACCTGCTCTGGCGTTTTGTCTTCGGGAAGCACGGCATCCAAAATCTTCACGTTAGTGTCTAGCCCTGCGCTCTTCGCCGCTTGGTACTTCGCCTTCACATTGCCCGATAAGTAATCGTCGATGAACTCATACTTTTGCGTTTCAGGGTTCATCAACAAATACGGCTTTTCACCTTCGGTCAGCTTCGCCAGCACCTCATCATGGCCAAGACCGAGCAAACCGCTCACGTACTCGATATCGACCTTACCGCGTTCACGCATCGAGTAGTTAACCGCATCCGCCACATTGTTGGCTGATTCAGGGCGCTTGTAAGGGAAGAGCAAACGTTTAGAGAAGAGATCACTCTTAGTGACTTCGCCGCTGTCACTGACACTATCTAAGCCCGCTTCAATCCCTGTATCGCCATCGAGAAGATTCAAGCTCTCAGTCAGCGTCGCGGGCTTACTGTTTTTGCCTTTGGTCGCAAACGCCTTGGCAAATTCATCGTATTGCACGTTCAGGCGCTGACGCAGACGCTCGATATCCCCCGAACCGGTTTTCTCGGCGCGCAGCAGTGCCAGTGCGCTATTGCGAATGGTCAGCATCGCTTTCAGTTTGCGAAACTTATTAGAACCAAGGCGCGTGTTATCAATGGCGTCATCAAGCGCGTTCAAAGCTTGGTTTTTGGATTGCTGTCCGGTGAGGTAAGCCAGCACCGCCTTGACCGCGCTCTCTTTGAGTTTTGAGCCAGTAAAATCACTTTTGATTTTGCCTTTATTCAGAAACTCATTGTCTGCGAACTGTTGTAGGCGCGCTTTATCGCCCTGCTCGACAAAATGGCGCGCTCGACTCATCAACCAGCCATCATCACTCCAAATCGAATCGGGCGTCACTTCATACACCTGAGCACCCTTCGTCGGGTGATCGTCGCCACGGCGCACCACCTTGCCGTCGGCGTTCACCATCATGCCGCCAATCGCAAGGTCGGATTCCGCCAACATCACCTCACTGGCAATCGCATCTTTGGTTTCAGGGGTTAACGCTAAATCTTGCCCTTGTGCGAGTGAGGCCAGCGCTTTGCTGATTGACTGCTCAAGGTTCGCGTGTTGTGGCACAGGGTTCACCGTCGATTCGCTTTCATCCCCACGGTACATCTTGCCTTGCGCGACTTCGCCCAGGATGTATTGCGGGTTTTGCGCAAACCACTGGTTAACACGAAAACCGTTCACCTCGCCGTCTACGTCTGTCCAAACCGTATTCTTGGCCGTTTCCCCCTGCTTAAGCTTGCGAAACACCACGATATCCGTAGTCACTTCCGTACCGGCATTGCTCTTAAACGCTGTATTCGGCAGGCGCACCGCGCCGACAAAATCCAGCTCTTGGCTCAGTTGTTTGTGGTTTTTGTTCAGCGTATCGAGGAAGCGGTTTGTCACCACCATCATCAGCAAACCGTTTTCATGCAAAAGCTTGCTTGATTTAGCGATGAAATAGTTATGGATCGCCATCCCTGAAATATCAGGGTTCTTGTTGTCACGGATAGACTGACTGCCAAATGGCGGGTTGCCAATCGCCAAAGAAAAAACGCCGTGTTTAAACGGCGTTTCTTGGAATCCTTTTACCTGAACATCGGCTTCGGGGTAGATAAGCTTGGCAATATTGCCGGTCACAGGATCGAGTTCGGAGGCAAACCAGCGCGATTGATCGCGCATGTCGGACGGTTGCCAACCAATAAAGTTACCAGAACCCAGCGATGGCTCGACCACATTCATCGGACTGTTGCCAAGGCCCAACGCTTTCACACCACTCCACATGCCTTTCACTACGGCCTCTGAGGTATAGAAGGCGTTACGGGTACTCATCCGAACGTTGTTGTATTCCTCTTCGGTCAGCAGCGTTTTTAGCTCTTGGTGCGCGGCTTGCTGTGATTTGGAAGTGTTCGTGTTATCAAACACAGAAGCGAGGCCGCCCCATCCCACATACTGTGCCAGTACCTTTTTCTGCTCAAGCGTCGCGGGCATTCCTGACTGAGTGAGATCCTGCATTAAGCGAATCGCCGCGATATTCGCGGCGATCCTTTGTGTAGCAGTTCCATTAGCGAGGTTATCCACCTCATCGAGCGCTAGGCGCTCAATAGCGTCTCTCGATACGCTTCGCTCTCCGCTGTCAAGTAATGCACTCTCTGGCTCATTAGCTCGTCTTCCCGCGCTCGCGTCTTCTTCGCTAACGCTTGAGCGATTGGCGTCAGTTCCTCGTTGCTCATTTTCTTGTACTTCGGATTGTCGCGCAGATCTTTCATTAGATTGACTTTCAGTTGTGCCACGGTTGTCATTGTTCGAATCTCCCTTAATAGCCTGATTTAATTGTAAATCAGATTGAGTAGGGTTGCTGTTATTTTGTCGCAGAGTGCGAAGCTCACCGACACTCACACGGCGCTTGCGGCTACCCAACGTATCTGGATTAACACCCACTGTCACCAACGCATCATCGCTCGTACCGTGGGTAATCTGGCCGAGAATTTCAAGCAAATCCCCCTCCGCCGTTTCAACACGCTCGAACCTATTAAAATCAACATCGGTTTTAAGCGGTTTTCGTCCATTCGTAGCGGGTTTTTCTGCTCCTGATCTATGGCTCGATACAAGATCATTGATAACAGCTCTAAAACTACTACTCAAACCAATGTTTGAAGCTCCACCGTTGTAAGAGAATGTAGTCGAACTAAAAGAACTGATGGATACTCTTTCGGCCTCAATGTTGCCAATATCGCCAATCTTTATTTTCATCTTGGCCTTATCAAATAGGCCGCCATACTTTTGATCTGTTTGTACAGTGATAGAAAGGTTTTCTAATTCAGATTTGAGTCGTTCAAATGCACGGACATAATCATCATTCACATAACGAATAGAACTTAAGGCATCAGAGATAGACCGCTGAATCAGGTTTAATTCATCGCCTGATAGCGTAATTTCGCTATCAGCAGGCAAGCCCATCATCATTTCAGTAATGGAATTCTCAAGTAAGTATCGGTCTTGAGCTACGCGCTGCATACTCAAAAAGGATCGGTTGTTTTTTTCCCAACCCCACATTTTTTGCAGATAGCGATTATTAAATACTGGGGCATTATCAGCGCCTAACTGACGGTTGTTATCGATTTCTTCTCGCAATTCATTTTGTATGTTTTCAATAGACGTTTTATTTTTATCGCCGTTAGGCTGTTCTAATAGCGCCTGTTTCACTTCACGCTCAAATTGCGAAACATCCTGACCGCCTAGTGCTTTTTGTAAATCACTGGCCGTAAAGCCCTTAGTTCGGTAAGCATTACGGATACCTTTTAGCTTACCGCCGGTTTTCTCTACCGCCTCTCGGATCAGATCTTTAGCCTGCTGAACGATATCGGGTTCAGTATTCGTATCAGCCGCATCAGCGTTAGCCTCTTCAAAAGGCTCTCCGCCTTCTTCCAGATAACGAGCATAACCGACCTTGCCAAGCTCTAACTCACGCGGTGTCACCTTATCGTTATGCTTACGCCATTCACGGCCATGCGCACCGTGGAAAATCGAGGCTGAAACGGTAGTGATAAATTCATCTAGAGATTTGTACTTTTGCTCTGTAAACATTGAGCGCTGTAGCGAATTGGCAAATGTAGTATTTATTCTAAATGTTTGGCGTAATTTACCTACGTAACCCTCATCTTCATCACTGAGTTTATCGGTTGAGGCGTTCTCGTCCTGCAATTGAGTAGATGGCGCATTAGCCTCACGCTTTAGGGCGGCGGCGTTCATCATCGCGGCAGTTTTACCCACAAACTTATTCGCCAAATTACGCACACTGTGTGCCATCTGCTTTTTAATAACCGGTAATGAGCTGGTTTGCCCGTCCAGCTCTAATACCGAACCTTGTGACGAGGCATCAACTAACGCATTAATTCGTTTGATCGTCTGAGTAATTTCGTTCTCAGCAAAGGTACGCGCCTCAGTGTCGCTAACAAACTCTTTAAACAGCGCTTCGGCATTCTTACGACGCTCGATATTCTCAGGCAGATTCGCCTCATAGTCAGCACGGCGACGGGCGGCTTCTTCATAGGCGGCGAGGCGCTTCTCATGGTTTTGAAATTCCGCTAAAACCGCATCAGTATCAAAGCCTTTAGCACGACCTAAGCGCTTGCGTAAAGGCTTCGACATTCTTGACGTTTTTCCCGCAATCCCCGCAAAGTCACGGATAGGCTTCTTGCCCAGTTCACGCATTTTCATCGTGTTCGGGCGTTCCACAAAGCTTGATACCGGCTGACCTAAACGCTCACGGCGCGCATCGAGATCGATTTGGCGCTCAGAAGCTTGAGCCTGTCCTTTCTGGTTGGCCAAGTCACGCATAAAAGCGCGTGTCGTGCGCTCACCCGATTCAGGATGCACACCAAACCATGCTGGATTCTCATCCGGTGAAGCAGGGCGGCTGTCTCTTTCGCGCTGTGCGGCGGCCAATTGCGCGGCGTTCTTACTCTCCTGCGCCTTAGCTTCAATCGCCGCTTGCGCCGTATCACGGTCAAAACGGGCAGACTTAAACCGCGCTAAGCCATCATCCTGATCACCGGTCGCTTTTTCTTTCTCAGGCTGTGGGTAGCGGCGGGCGTATTCCAGTTTCACCATGCGCTCTAGAAGCTCAGGCTTATTGCGGTCTTCCTTGAGTAACTGAGGCTCCATTTCTGCGCGAATCGCTGCTTTGCGTGAGCTTACCGTATCATCGAGCTGGTACTCATTCTGCTTGCGATCAATACGCTGGTGCGGCTTTTCACGCTTGGCCATATCCAAACGGTTTTGGTTTTGGCGGTGTTCAATTTGGGTTAACGTCGGGTCGATATCGAGATCACGCCCTTTTTGCGCAAGAGACTCGTACTCTAGTTCTAGCTGTGCGGTCAACTCTGGATTTTGGTCAGCCTCTTCACTTTTCAGGAATTGCTCAATCTCCGCAGCCCGCGTAGGGTCTACGGCGCGAGCCATATCAATCGTTTCTTGGTAAGCGTTGCGCTCTGGCAACACACCACGCTCAGTCAGTGCTTGGCGACTTTGCGCAAAGCGAGAGCGTATTGCCGCATCCCTGCTATTATCTGTTTGTCTTTGCTGCGCACCTTGCAACAACTCATCGTATTGCCCTTGTGGGTTCAGCACCGGCTCATCGGCATTCATCGCCGCCGTTTGCGCAGGCGCATCCCCATTGTTAGGCATCGCTTGCGCTTCATCTGCGGCTTGCTCTGCGATCTCTTGTTCTTGAGTATCACTGACATTCTGTGGGTTCGTTTGCGCCGGTGTATTCTCCGTCGGTTGCCCTTTAGCTCGATACCCACCGACAGCACCAATAGGACCACCAAGCGCACCACCGATCACCGCACCTTCCAAGCCATCCACCAAAGCACCGGTCGTAGGGTCAATCTCTTGTCCCGTCACCTCATTGGTTACTTGGTTTCGGGCATAAGTCTGACCATAGCCCTCAATAAACTCCGTACCGCCTTCGGTAATTGCGCCTTTCGCCGCACCGGCAACCATACCCTTTTTACCCATCTTGCCGAGTAATGCGCCAAACAAATACTTATCACCCATCGCACCGGCGACAGAGGCCGCCACGGCGGTCGGGTCGGTAGACATTTGCAAGCTGGCATAACTGGCCGTCTCTTCTTTAGCAAGGTCGAATAACTCCGTTGCGCTCATCCCCTGATATTGCGGATCATCCGCAAGGCGGAGCAAGGATTGCTGAAAATACTCCGAGTTATCCGCAAGCCATGAGCTATCCATCTGCATTACCGCGTCACGCGCATCCATGCTTGCGCCACCGAGCGACGTCCCTACACCCGTAGCACCCGCACCGGTGGCCGCCATTCGAGAGATAGCTTTATCAGCCACGGCTTGCGCCGCCTTTTCTGTCATGCCCTTTTTCAGCATCGATTTAGTAATGGTTGAGCGCAGTGCCACTTTTGCACCCGCACCGGCAAAACCACCACCGGTAAAGTTGGCCGCCAGCGAACCTAGCCCGTCAGCGATTTTCATCGCCCACACATCGATATCCGCCGCACCTTCGGCAAACGTCGGGTTTCCGTTTTCGTTTTCTTCAAAAAGACGGGAGTTCAGGGCGTCACGGCCATCTTGAGTCATACTCTCTTGCAGAGAGTCCGAGCCAGACGACATCAAATCTCGAAAGCCCTCACCCACACCAAGGAAGTTCTCCGAGAGTTCACCAAGGCCAGCCAGTGAACGCAGAGCGCCACTACCGACGGCTTTAGCGGTGTCCCCTAACGTCACATCGTAGTTACGTTGCGGCGCTTTAGGGGCTTCAAACTGAAAGCCTTTCGGTAAAAAGGCAGACTGACTCATATCCGTAGAGGCATTAATGGTCGATTTTGGTGAGAGTTCATCGCCCAATAACTTCTTGTCTTGCATGTGCGGCTCCAAATTTCAGGCATAAAAAAACCGCCACCCCGAAGGGCAGCGGCTTAATTAATAGACTGGTGTTAGTGTGGGAAACGCTACCACATTTTTTAATACACAGCGACCAAGTATTTAATGTAAAGTCGCTCATTCTTGATAAGCATTTAATTTATTAGCATATCATTTTCAAGAATAAACCGGTTTCTTACTATAAAACACTCATAGTCTTATTTATTTGTATTGAAAATAAATATTTTCAAACATAATAATAAATTTTGAAGCTTTGAAAGTACCCAAAGCCTAGTGAGATCACTAGGCTTATACCTTAGTAAGTTAGTTTACAATCTAATGGTGTTGAGTTATCCCGTGGCCATTTGGTTGTTTTATCTGTCAGCGACATATCAATAAACGTTAAACCATTACTCATATTGTGTGGCGGTAAGTCTTTCTCAAGCACATACATTCCCATCTTTAACTTACCTTTTATTCCATGCTGAACGGCTTGCTCTTTGGCTAAGCTGGAGTATCTCAGGCCCAACAGGTCAAAATGTGGGGTCCAGTCATATCCGGTGTAATAACTTAACGTCACCAGCATAAAATCATTTCCTGGCATGTGTTTCACTTCACCGAGGGTTGATTTGTAGTCGAACTTCGAGAAGCCTAAACGGTCACGGTTTTCATTCCAGATTGCCTCATTCCCCGTGTATTTATCAAATATACGTTGATGGAGATACAAAATGGTGAAGATATCGAAACCATTTTTCAACGTAGAACCATCTCTCAACGTCATTCCATGAGCACGCAAGGCCATCTGGATATAAAATGCCATCCGTGGGCTATTATGAACCGCATAACCACCGTTTGCCCAAAGCGCTTCGTAGCGGCTTTCACCTGCGTCTGCCACTTTACAGCCGGGATATAGTACTACTCGCTTGCCCGATTTATCTTTTACCTCTACCGCATCAGACATAAAGGCAAAAAACAAATCTTTGTGGTTCATATGCCCATCTTCAATCTTTGTCACTTGGCCATCACGGATATAGTGCTTACGCCACAGTGACACATAAGGGAAGATGTTGTTTGAGTTCTCACCCGCCCGGTTTTGATATGCACTCCAGGTATTTTCACTTCCTGCTGGCACATAGTGCACATTAAGTTTTCCGGTTTGCAGATTATGGCCCAGCTCATGGTTATCCAACCAACCTGTAGGTGAAATTCTACCACTGGAGTCCCATGGGTTACCTGAACATCCGACCCCACAATGTGCGTTCTGGTCATAGTTAGCATGCTGGATAATCGCACGAACATGTAATGAATCATCCACACAATCTTCACCCATCACGAATTTACATGCGGCAACCACTTGCGGCGATAATGATTCGTCGAGTGTTTTTCCCTGCACTTTGAAGCCTGCGAGATTATACACCGTTTCTAAATGGTCTTCCCTAATACCAGTAAGCAATGCTGATGTAGACACATATTCTTTGCCTATCGCTCCTTCAAAGCGATCACGACGCAAGTGTTGCTCTGCTGAATCGGTACGAAGGTCAACATGTGGCAGTTCTGTTTCCTGCAAACGTCGTTCAAACTCTACATGTTGCTTTTCGTCAGAAAAATCCATAATGGTCGGATGCTTTGCAACGCCAGATGCTTCAATCTCGGTTGTCAGTGCTTCACCTGCGCCATTTTTGTAAAAACTCAGATAAATGGGCCCACCGTAAGGAGTTGAAAGCGTTGCACTGCCACCCGCCGGAATAGAGATACGTTCGCTGAGTATTTCCAGCGGGCCACGGTACACATGCTGCTCATACGCGCGGTTGGTGTTGTATCTGTGATAGTTCAGCTTCACTTTTACCTGATGGTTGCCATGATCCAGGCGCTTGAGCGTGATTGTTTGTCCCGGTAGTGCGTACCAACCGGTGGTCGTCCACTGATTGGGGTACATCACACTAATGGTTTTGCGCTCCGTAACAGTCTCCGGATAGCGATAGTGCGCATTAATCCCTTTTTCGAGGTTAGACCTGTCGGTTACAAACTCGCCCAAATCCGGCTGGGCGCGGTTGTCTGCACGGCTATAACTGATCACCCAGTCAGCAAACATCGCTCGATACCATTCAGCAACGTTTGTGATTTCAATTGGATAGTCGATAGCTGCACGATATTTATCGGCCAGCAGCAGCCCCAGTTTCAACAAGAGGTGATTATCCGTTTTAAAGGGATCCAGATTTTGCTGGTCAGCAGCTTGTGCTGCCCATCGGAACCAATCTGCAGCCGTTTTAAAAGCGTTGTTGAAAAGATCTGAATTACAGGTGATAAAGTTACTGCCACAGGCTTTAAGCGCCTCAGCATCAAAGTGCTCTTGTTCGAAAGCCTCAAGTAACTGACTGATACTGTTATACAGCGGCGTTTCCGTAATCAATACATCACGGGTAGCGTTATTGAGGCGGTACTTGCCCCAATAGTTGGTATCACCAAAGATCATCTGCTCTTGGTAGAATTCCTCCAGCATAGGCTGATCTGACGGAAACTTTGAATTATGTGACGTCATATATGGGATGTTATGTTGTTCCATATACCGAATGGCATCACGGATACCTGCGTAGCCTTTCTGTTCATAATCATCACCACCGATCAACACCAAATCTGGCGATTGCGTCTGGATACAAGCAACTAAGTTGCCGTAATCACAGGCCCTGTGTTCATTAAGCAAGTATTGACCAGGATAATTCTTCTCCAGCCACGCCTTAATCTTAGGGTAATGTTCAAAGTAAGGGCGGCTGTTAGGGATGTGTGAGGTCACGACGGACAATCGTTTTCTCGTTCCTTCAATTTTGCGGCCAGCCAGCCATTCAACTACATTTTTGGCAAACAGGTTAAAGTCAGACCCCGCTGTACCAGACTCTGCTAGAGCGAGAATGTTCGCACCAGACACGATAGAGCGATCGCCGTTTTTACCAATGCGGTATAGGGCGAGTACCTTGTCTGCCTGGTTTCCACTATGATCTGCATTAGCTCGGAGCAACACGTCAGTATTTTCGATATTTGCGAACTGGTGGAAGTTGATTGAGTCATGAGATGGATCCCAAGTCAGGTTATTGACACCTTCAAAGAACTTCGGCAGTTCTGTACTGCGTGATATTTTGATGTTTTCAATTGTTGCAGATGCTGTTTTCAATAAACTACTTTCGGTTGCTAATTCATGATCAGCATATTTCAGGGCCTGGTCTACATCAGATATAAATGAAACAGATATTGTACAATCGTCAGTCAATACACCAGTTGTATATGTATGCCCATTAAGAGTCCCACCACACCCCTCAACATTTTCAATGTAGTATGCGGGATTTGGTGTAATATAGAAGTCAACAGTCTCACCGTGTTTTACAATTGACTCTGATGGTGAAATAACACCGTTTGAAGATGTAAGAACAGTTTTTATGCGGTACTCTTGGACTTCTTCAGGCTTATTTGTGTTTACTTTAATTTCGTTATCGTCGCCACAACCCGATAAAATAAATGAGCTAGCGACCAACATCATTAGTTTTTTCATTATTTGTCCTTTTGAACAATATGTTAACTGATGAAAAGTTGTATCTAACGCTATATGTTTTTGCGCGTGGAATATAGCGTGGCATTACTAACAATTCAACATATTCAACCAACAAATAACCACAAAGACATTGATGTGCAGAGATAATAAATCAAACAAAATGTTGCTTATTTTCTTGCAAAAGAAAAACATCAAATTTCACATAAAAAATTTGAACATAAAGATTGACTAATGTTCTAATCGCTCACCATGACATGAGTCTAGATGCTCAAATAGATATCGCTAAGCTAAATGATGGATTACCAACTGAGTTGTTACTCTGACTCTTAGCCACAAAATTGCGCAAGAAGTAAACTACTGCTCATCGTTCATTCTCTAAAAAATGAACCCTAAGAAAAATAAAAAAGAAAAGGCTAGCTATTCTCAATTCTATCGGTATACTGCACATCAGCTCCTAAGAAGAGAGCTATTTAGTTTTAAGATCGACATTTCTCTCAGTTCATCATCGATACCCTCGTTTACGTTCCTGCGACAAAATATTTATCTCTAAATCGTCAAATAGCACTTATTAGCTAAAATTAATCCTAAAAATTCAATATCAATATAGAGGTATCTATGTCTAATAAATCAACTGGTTCAGTAAAATGGTTCAACGAAACTAAAGGCTTTGGTTTTCTTTCTCAAGACAATGGTGGTGATGACGTTTTCGTTCATTTCAATTCTATTGTTTCAACTGGCTTCAAGACGCTAGCGGAAGGCCAAAAAGTGTCTTACCTTGTTGAAAAAGGTAAAAAAGGTTTACAAGCTGCTGAAGTAACAGTCCTGTAATACTGAATGTGACACCACTTTAACGTGGTGTCACAATACCCCTTCGAATATTCTTCAGTTATATACCTAAGCTATTTTAAAAACTTCACTGTTTTGCTATATCAATTACTGTTAATATCAGATTATCACTTTTCGTATTAATACCTTCGGTATATATCTACAATTAGGTAATATTTACCTAAATCTTCTATTCCATCTTCTGGAATCTATATTAATAGGCTCATAATAGAGCCAATTTCGCCTAGTGCTTTATCCATATAAGTTAATTTATATATTGAAAGCGGTTGGCGAATCAATGAGAAATACATGAAATTAAACTTATCCGCATCTGCAATCAATATTATCCATTATGATCACGTTATTCCTAGTCGAGATTGTATTCTTAGTCTATTCGATAAAGTAAAACACTATTTAAGTTACGAGCAAATCTCTCATTCAACGGGATTAAGTGAGAAAAATCAAAAAGAAGCGCTGAAAAAACGGCTCAGAGCAATGGAGCGTGACGGCCAGCTCACCTTTACACACAGAAGAGGCTATCAAAAAGTTGATCAAACCGCGTTAGTCTTGGGTCGAATTAGCCTGCATGCTGATGGTTTTGGTTTTGTCTCGTATGACGATAATCAAAAAGACCTATTTTTACCTAAACATCAGCTCGACCATGTGTTTGACGGCGATATCGTACAGGTTTTAAAAGGGCATGCTCAGCAACAGGGCCGTTCAAATCATCGTTTGATAAAGATTGTTGAGCGAAAGACGACTCACATTGTCGGTTTGCTTAAGAAAAAAGGCGTTAATTTCTATCTATCTCCAGAAAAATCAACGTTTTCACAGATCATTCATGTCAATCCAAATCAATTTACAGCCAAAAGTGTGGGGAAATTGGTTTACGCCCAAGTGACTCAATATCCTGATCACAAACACTCTACTATAGTTGAGATCACCGAAGTTTTGGGGCGTCCGGGTGACTCTGGGATTGAGGTAAAGCTGGCATTACGTCGTCACGGTATCAATGAAAAGTGGGAGAGTGAGGTATTGAGCGCTGCCCTAGCTTTGGGAACGGATGTAAATGAAAAAGATAAAATGCAGCGTGTGGATTATCGAGATCTGCCTTTTGTCACTATAGATGGTGATGATGCCAAAGACTTTGATGATGCTGTCTATGGCTACCCGATGGATAATGGTCAATGGAAACTGTTCGTAGCTATCGCAGATGTATCTCATTATGTTCAGCCGAATGATCCCTTAGATCTTGAAGCCCAAACTCGCGCAACGTCAGTTTATTTTCCAGGTTATGTCGTCCCTATGTTGCCTGAAGCCTTATCGAATGGTTTGTGTTCTCTCAATCCGAATGTTGACCGCTTGGTCTTAGTGTGTGAAATGACCTTTGATGATGCGGGTATTATGCTGGATGCCGAGTTTTCTGAAGGCCTTATTCACTCCCATGCTCGGTTGACCTATAACCAAGTCAACGAGACGATTCTCAAACCGAATCAATGGAGTCATTCTCGTTCAAACAAGGTTGAGAAACACTTACTCAACCTGCATCGTTTATATCTGAATTTACTGGGGCAACGTCAAGTGAGAGGAGCGATTGATTTTGATACTCAAGAACTCGCGTTTACTTTAGATAATAAGAAGAAAATTGCCTCGATCGATCCTGTTATTCGTAATGATGCGCACCGAATGATTGAGGAGTTCATGTTGTGTACGAATGTGGCTACCGCGGAGTTTTTACAAGAGCATAAAATACCCAGCCTATATCGTGTGCATGCCGGCCCTCAAATGAAAAAGCTTGCTTCACTGCGCATGATGCTGGCCGAGAAAGGCTTAGTTCTCGGTGGTGGTGATAAACCGACGTCGCATGATTACAACGCGCTGTTAGAGCAGGTTCATGATTTAGAAGAAGGGGATGTGATTCGTACTTTGTTGTTACGTTCGCAAAGCCAAGCTGAGTATTCACCGAAAAATCAGGGACACTTTGGCTTAGCTTATGGGGCTTATGCGCACTTTACTTCACCCATTCGCCGTTATCCTGATTTGCTGGTGCATCGAGCGATCCGTTCTAAACTACGTGAACAAGCGAAAGGGACGTTTCAGCGTCTACTGAGCAAGCTCAAATCGCTCGGTCAATACACCGGTGGGTCAACCAATTATCCTTATGACAGCAAGGCGATTGAGCAATTAAGTGTGCATTGTTCTCATCAGTCTCGTCAGGCCGATGAGGTGAGCCGTGAGGTCGAGAATGCGTTGAAGTGTCACTATATGAAGCCCTTTATCGGTCAAAATTTTACTGGCCGAGTTTCTGGCGTAACCCATTTTGGCCTGTTTGTTGAGCTAGAATCAAACCGAATCGAAGGTTTGGTTCCCCTATCTAGCTTCAAAAATGGAGAGTTTGAGTTTGATGGGGTGAAACAAAAAATCGTTAGTCAAACCGCAACTTTTGCGTTGGGTACTCAAGTCGAAATTACGGTGAAAGAAGTTGACGCTAAACAAAGGAGAATCCTGTTTAGTTTTGCTGAGTAATGTTAGGAACTTATTATCATGTATGGTTCTTAATTCAATATGCACCCGAAACAGCGCAGCTCTATTTGGAATAAACGACAAAATACAATCCTACCAATTTAAGTGTAACTTTATTTATCAACTAGATTTACCCTAAAACTTCAACTCTCCATTCGGCGTAGTATTCCACTCATGGCGGTTCAGTAGACTGTGGCTGCCATACTTCATCGCATCTCTATTGTTGGTTGGCTGAGCAGCACCATACCCCCCTGAATCCTCATAAATTTTTTGAGATTGCTGGCTTTGGCGTAATCGTTCTAACTGTTGCTGCTTCTTCAATTCGGCTTCGTGATTCGCCTTTATTGTCAGAACTCGCTGATAGTTATGCTCCAACGCTTTGGGTGTCAGTTCTGCGAGGTTCATGGATTGACTGAGCTCATTGATGAATTGGCGCTTTTGTGGGTCTTCGCCTGCCCATCTTTGCGCGCTATTTGATCCGACCTCACGATTGGATTGATTGTCACCTAATCGTCCATACACTTGATTAATCATCGATTTTCTTTCATCAAATCGAGCATTAACCACGGAAATTTGCTCTGGTGTCGGCTCCAACAAATCATTCAGCGCTGCAGTACGGTCTTTTTCAAGCTCGGTCACCGCCTCTCGCCACTGCTTATCCATTTCAGTGCGTGATTTTGTCTCTGCCACATTGAAAAGGTTGGCATAGTGCTCGTTGGTAAAAAACTGCTTAGCCATATGGATTTGGCCTGTCACGTCTTTCATTAACGCATCGAGCGGGATCACTTTTACAGCTTCTTGGCTACCTGCCAAACGGCTTTCGGTTACTGGCGCGGTTTTAGTCGTGCCATCCTCATAAGTCACTTTCAAACCGACCACCACGCCCGGCTGATCGCCTTCGCGATTTGGGTCAATATCGGCAACAAAATCATGACGCAGATACTCTTTATCCTTAATCACCTTACCCGATTCAGGATCTTTATCGCCAATCCCTTGCTTAACATTACGCTCAAGCAACACGCCCATCGATTTGGTGAATTGTGAGTCTTGGTAAGAAATAGAGCCATCAAGCACTTTAGGCATAGTCGATTCGATATCAAAGGCCGCCTGTACCACACGAGGTGTATAACGGCGCGGGTCGTAAGCACTGCCCTTAATGTGTTCCTGCTCAAACAAGGGATCAAGTTCTCCGGTTTCCATGTAATGTTTGAGGCCAGATTGAATTAGCGGTAAATTCTCCTGCATGTAAGCCATTTTCTTTTGCTGATTGAGCTGGTATTGGCTCAATGCTTTTGCACTTTTCTGCGCATCAACCTGTACATCAAGTAGTCGATCACGCCGGATGCGATCCTCATTTTCTCGTTTAAGGCTATCTTGATAACGTTTATCGGCTTTTTCCGTTTCAGCCTGACGAAAAGCCTTCTCGTCTTGATAACGTTGCTCGTTCTTGGCTTCAATCTGAGAGAGTCTAGACCGCTCATCTTGGTAGCGAGCCTCGTTACGCTCATCCATTTTCGCTTGGCGTTCATTATCCGCTTTACGCTGGTAGTAACCTTCTGCGACCTGAAATCCGCGGATTGCACCATCAATAGCGCTGCGTGTATCTAACTGCATTAGAAAAGCTCCCCTAAAATCAAACCTGCTGCCGCACCCATCGCCGCGCCCATGGGTCCACCCACACTACCCGCTTGCATGCCCGCCATCATGCCAATGCCAGCCCCAGTGGTGACACTGGATAAACGCTTGGTACGCTGCGCCTCTTTGAGGCTTTGATTGGTTTGATTACGCTGCTCTTCACGCTGCGCCGATTCTTGCATCCCTGCCAATGCACGTTTGCGGGTATCTGCGCCTAAATTCAATAAACTGTATGCCATGATTACCCCACTTTAAGCTGCGATAATTTCCCCTTTGCGCCACCGCTGAGCACACTCATCGCACGCTCTTGCTCGTTCTCACGCAAACTGTTCTTGGCCGTCACCTGTGCCAGAGAGAGCTTGGCGTCATCGTTAAGGTTGGTGTCTACCCCAACCCCAAAACGTGCCATTTGGTTAACATTCGCAAGCCGCGCACTCTGTTGCGCGCTCAAAAAATTGGCTCCCACGCGACCAAGTTGCTGTGTCAGTAACTCGCCATTTTGTGTTTGTCCTAAAAGCTGTTTTTGCTGCGGATAAAATCGCTCTAACCAGTCTTGATACATGGCATGAGTGATATTCGCGTAGTTATTGGCCGCCGAACCTGAAACATTAACGCTCATCACTTACCCTCTGTTGAGTACATAGTTCTGATCCATGCCCGCTTGACCTTTCAGCGTCTTAGTATCGACATTGACAAAGCTCGTATTTGGCTTGGCACGGTTCATGTACATACTGGTACCAATCCCAGCCAACGTCCCTACAGCCTGAGCATTCGCGCTACGTCGGTTAAACGCTGTGGCGGCATCGCTTGTGGCTTTTTTCAAAGAGAGCCGCGCGGTCTCTTCCATACCAGACAAGCCTTCGGCTTTCTGACCAGCACCGAGAGCGACGATATCTTGCTTACCCACCACATACTTGTCCTGCTCATTGACTTGAGCGCGGTTTACGGTATCGCCCTGAGCGAGAGTTTGGTCTGTCGCCAAACGGCTTAACGTTGCTTTAAATGTTCCGGAGCTCGGATCAACACCGGAGGCCACAAGATTCTCAGTGGCCGCCTCTCGCGCTTTGCCGTACTCGCTTTGATAATTTAAATCTGCCGCCTGTTTCACGTCGGCCATATTGGCCTCTGAGTTAAGATTGTTCACTCGCCGTATGAAGATATCTTCAAACGCTTTGAGCTCTGTGTTGTATAAGTTCCACTCTTTCACCGCAACTTGGGAAGCGGCGATTTCCGCCGCGGTTTCCTGAACGCGGCCATCTTTTTTCCCACCCATTAGATCTCCTTGCACCAAGTCTCAACATCACCGGTTTCGATACAACAAAACCCACCGTCAATAAGGCTTGCTTGCAAAGCTTTCACGGCAGTATTCAGTAGTAACCTCTTGGCCTTTACCCGCTTAGCCAACTGCTCTACGGTCGGTAAATGGCGCTTAAACGCACCTTTTCTATTGCTCCAAGCAAACAGTACCCATACCTGCATTTCACCATTGTCCAAACTGGGCTCAAGGACGAACACTCCCTCCTCCACCAAAAACAGCGAAGCCCTACCATTGAGTAGGGCTTCATCCACTTGTTTGGCGAACCAGTGCTGGTTGCGTTTCTCGGTCTGTTCCATCAACGGCAATACTCGAGATCGCCACGATTTGTAAGACAGTTTATAAAGACTCATCGACAAACCATGTGGGTCTCAATGGGCGAGACTCTTCACGTAAATCGTAACGTCGCACCGCTTCGCGATAAGCCAACATTTCAGCAAGTTTTGGCGATGTCACTAACCGCTCTCCTTGATAGGTCGCCGTTGGCAACTCCATAAAATCGGTAGCCGCAAGTTCAGCGCGAGCCCAAGCCCTTTCATTGACCTCATGACCGTCAAGCCACGTTTGCCTCAGTGCCAACCGCTCATAATAAAGTTCATCGGAGATGTTTCCAGTATCATAAGCCGCCTTGAACGTGTGCCAGTCGGTCACTTCGCCTTGGAAGTAAAAGCGATATGGCTCTTTTTCAGTTGTCACCATCATGCCATTACCTTGGGTCAATACTGTTATTGATAGAGGCCGACATGTTGACGATCACCGCACCATCGTGCAGCGATGTTAAACGCAGCCGAAAGCGTAAAGATTGAGAAGCAGAGTAAGTCCAGCCCGAACCCAACAGCGAACGACGACTCGCAATGTGCGCCTCTTCGACAGCATAACCGCTGCTTCCTCCTCGGTAATAAGTCAGCGCAAAACTCACCCCAGCCACATTTACGGTTGTACCTACCGCATTGGCGGTATCGGTTCCGACAATCCTTGCCTCGGCAACGACTCCACCACTGAGATTGATGGCCTGTACAAAGATTTGTAAAAAACCAGAGCCCCCCACTCTTGGCCGCCTCACCGTAAAGTTAAATACTCCATCTGGAATAGTGCGGTAACGTGCTCGGTTCATGGTGTTAATGGACACATCCCCTGCTGGGAAAAAATCCACCGGAGCGGTCGCACCATCACTGTAGTAACTTGTTTCCGGCAAGGTCACACGAACCGATTCAGAGGTGACCACTAACCCGCCCCCTAACGCAGAAGGGTAAGAGAGGCTGGTCGTCGCGTTATCCCCAAATGTGGTATAGAGCACTACCGATTGATAAAAGGTGCTGGCGATAATTGTCGCCCCTTTGATCACACCACCATTAATGGTGGTTCCTTCGATGTTGCCACGAAAATAACCATTATTGGCCTGTAAATTGTTGGTTTGTAAGAGGCCGTTTGAGTGAATAAAGGTGTGATAGCCGTTATAAGGACCACCCGCACCGAATCCTGCGTCACCACCTCGCAATTGACCGGTATGAATAACAGGCGAAGCGATTTCGATTCCCACCTTCACTTCATCGGCCACAATGGTTTGTGCTTGCAGGATCTGAATAGTCGCTTTTTCAATGATCGCTTTGGGGATCACGACCGCGCCATTATCAATCGCGAACGTCGGCACTAAGGTTCCGGGCTTATTGGGATCGTAGACAAAGAATTGACTGGCACTGACTGCCACTTGGCTGGTGCCATCGCTCTTCGCAATCAAACCAATCCCAGCGCTAATCTCGCCCGCTTGCGCTTTCGCCCCCCACATTGCCTTAAATGCCACGCTCCCATCTTGATTGATGGTCGCTATCGCTTGGGCATTGGTTTGCGCGGCGGCCTTGGCGTTACCTGCGGTGGCCTCAACCGTATTAACTCGCTCGGCTAATGCTTGATCTGCATTTGCAAACACCGTCGAGACATCAAGAAGTTTCGCTTCATTCAACGCGGCTTGCGCCTCATCTCTTGCCAGTGAAGATGCATGAAGCTGAGTCACTTGAGCCGCGAAGGTTTCTGTCGCACTTTTCAATTGGCGCTGGATTTGCGCGATCAGCTCTCCAGAAGCCGTCAGCTCACTATCCAGTTGTTCCAGCAAAGTCTGTGGCGCTTTAGCGCTTATCTCTTGTTGCAAGAGTTGAATAAGCTCGGATTGTTTTAGCTGCTCGGCCAGCTCATCAATCACTTGACCAATGTTTTGCGAGGTTTCACCCACTATCCCGTTTACGCCATGGTAAGGTCCCGCAAAATTCTTCATATTGATGAAGCGAACCCAGTAATAGAATCGGCTCCCTGCGTTGACCACATCAGAAAACACATTAGCCGGCGTTGTCGCCACGACTACCGCTTGAGAAAAGTCATTGTGATTTGCCCGCCATACTTCAGCGTATGCAAATCCTCTAAATTGTGGCGTATCCCATTGCACTAAGATGGCAGTAAACCCACCAAAGGCTTGCACATGGTGAGGTGCATGCGGGACTTGAACCAAACTCGATGAAGATTCGCTGCTTTGATTCACATTCGATTGCGCGATTTTCGCATTGAGCGTAACCACCTCTTTTTCGGTCACCGCTCGGTGACGACCATCGCCACGTTGCCCAGTTAAAATTTCGACGTTTTCGTACAACGCCTCCAGTGAACGTCCTGCCCGAAAAGGCGATCGCTTTGCCATCAGTACAACTCCGAGAGGCTATCTGCCATGACAATCCGCTCGACCTGACTGGTCCCTTCTACCTTGATTTGCCATCGGCTGCCGCGTACTGCGGGAAACCGAAACGGCGCGTGAGTGAGCTCGCCCTGTTCCAGCTTGAAAATCGCCTCACCATCGACGATAACCGTTACCCTTAAACGTTCAGGCGCTTTCGCTTCAAGGCGAGCGCAAGTCAAAAAGGCATGCTGAGGAATAAGAAAAGCTTTGGTTTGCCATGTCATGGCGACCGGTTGATGACCTCGTTGCCAAGCGTTAAGCGTATTGCCCTTGGCAATGAACAACGTATCGTCATGCAAATAGTGAAATGCACTATCCCATGTATTCGATAAACGTGTCAGGCTGTGCGTACTTGGGTCAAAAATAAACGCTCCGCCTTGGTATTGAGCGATATATTGACCTTCAGCAACCCACGCTTTGATCGTCGTTGGCATGAAATTCTGCCAACTCTCTCTATCCATAATGCCTTCGGTGATGACAGTCGCACTCGTTCCCGAAATCGCGACTAGGCCATCCGGCGAGGCATACATCGCCATCCCGTTTATAACGACCAAGGAGGGTGCACTCACACACGCTTGCTCAACATTAAGGCGCATGCTGGTAACCATACTCGGTGTGACACCAGAAAAGAGGTACGGTTTGCCTTTAGTGACCACAACCAGTGACGTTTCAATAGGAGCGATGGCCACAATATCGTCATCCGTAACACCACGATGACTCTTACTCCACGCATAAGGCAAATAGGCTTCAGAGAACATCACCTCGTTACCCGCAAAGCCGGCGCAGATGCCATTCGCCATTGTGCACAGTCCCTGCATATTGGCATCGGGCATATCGTAGTCCCATGTTTCAAGCGGTGGTCCATTGACCTTGCGTGCCGAATCTAAGTACTCGGTTTGGCTGATGGGAAGCTCAGCGACCAGTAAATAATCCCCAACTCCGCTTGCAGATACCGAACGATACAAGCGAGTGTGAGTGATATTGTGTGTGTTGACAGACATTGGCGCGAGTTGCACCGTCACCGTCGAGCCGGGTTTCTCAATCAATACAGGGAGACTCGGCAAACCCGGTGCCCCTTCTTCTCCAAAGCGTGTCACGTAGGTTTGAATGTAGAGCCTGTCTTCATCATCGTAGGCGGGTAACTCGCCCTCAGGGGGATTGTCGCCGGTCGTCGCATCGACCTTAATCACAACGGGCTTACCCATAGGTCTTGGCACACCTAAGTCATACCACGCGGCTGGCATTTGACCTTGTGTAACCGCAATATCTTGTGCGGTCACCTTGGGTTTACCTTGCCCTGTCCAATAGACTCGTTGATAAGCATCTTGCGCCATCGGATTAGCAATCACACTCACGCGTTGAGTGAAGGTAAACCAATGTGAGTGTGCATAATAAAACAGCGTGACTGGTGACAGAGTCGCCAAGGTGCCATGCTCTTGATCTGAGCGCATCGGCGCAACCACGCCACGCTCATAAGTGCAGTCAAACGCCAGAGAAGCCGCTTCGTTTGGCAATAGATGAGACTCAAGGCGAGGTATTTCACCTTTCATTGTCGAGATCTCAATACGCATACGCTCCCCTTAAAAAACAAACCCTACGGTCACAGACCGCATCGAAAAGTGACTCAATCTCTCTTTCTGCATTAACTGCCGCCGGTCCAGTTCGCCAGCTCATTCAGACTCACCTTGTATTCCACCGAATAACGAAACCATGGCGAAACGCCTTGACCCGCTAAATTCATAAATCTGACCACCAACCCATTACTGATCGGCTGCACAAAATAAGGTAAGCAAGGCTCTTCAGGGATGATCTGCGGCGCGAATGGCTCAGCCAGTAAAGTCGACCCAGAAAAGGGAAAGTAAAGGTTAAAATCATTGGAGGTTTGGTTTTGGTGCCTGCCATGGCTTCTCACCACGCCATCGCTGTATACCTCAACAACTCGCCAAGCACCACTGACGCCTGCGATGTTTTCTGCAAAGACTCTTTTCAGTAATCGGCGGCTCGACTCTTTACCCACCCAGAGGTACTCAAATTCAATCACCGAAAAACTGAGGCCACTGGCCGTTTCCGCCCTGAGTTTGCGCCCCTCTCCAAACACATAACTTGGGTAACATTGTAAAACGCCCTGCCAACCTATCCCCGCACCAGCACTGACATACACAGGTCTTGGCAGCGTACCTTCTGCCCCCAAGGCAGGCAGATAAAGCTTATTCCCCCCCATTTTCAGGGTGCATCCCGAAGTGCTGGGCTGAGCAAATGAGGCGCAAACAGGTCGCCAATACTGGGAAACATCTAGCTCGTTTTCGGTCAATTCCAAGGCAAACGCGAAGAACGCCATATCAAAGAAGGCAAAACTGTTGCCCTCATTCGAGCTGCATTCCAAGCGATTACGATGAACTTTGAGTAATCGCCCCAAAGCAGCACGAGCGATACTGTGGGACCCTAGACGAACTTTGCCGCGGTTATTGGAGAGATCGATGGACCAAGCTCCACCGCTTCTCAATTCGGCCACCAACACGCGATTCACCTCATCCCACTGGTTATTCGCTATCTCTAGCGACCACTCATCCACCACGCTGTGACTCACACTGACCAATCCATCACCAAGAAAGTTATTCAGTTGGCATCCATCCACGCGAATATTGGGATGCATTGAGGCCGTGACCGAAGGATTGGCGTGTGCACGCAGCAATCGAGCTTGAGGATTTAACGACGTGAGCTTCGCACCTAAAATGGCTACTGAGCCGTAGTTAACCACTCTTTCCCCACTGGGAGAGTCGAGGGTTTCCAGATAACAGGCGTTCCCAGAGGGGCAGCTCAATACAAAGCTGCCCCCGCGAATTTGGATATTGCCGTAAGGAATAGGTTGTCCCGTCACAAAGGTGGAAGCGTTTGGGTAAGCGGCAATCAGCATTTCTGCTGTCCCAGAGCAGTTGACTATCTCTACATTGCCCCCACCCTGTACCTCGACAATTTTTGACACATCATCAAATAAGCAGCCGATGAGCAGACTGGGTTTGCCTTTGACTAAATTTCTTTGTGTGAACTTCACCGAGCCGATGCGCCGCAGCACACAGCCACTGAAAATCACACTCTGCGCCCCCGTGTTATTGGTGGTTACCTGCGTACAATCTTCAAAGACGCAACCAATCAACTGAACCCCATCGGTTCGCGACTCTAAAGCGCCCTCCACCGTATGGCTAGAGAGAGACGCGGCCAGTCGAATTGCGGCATCCCCTACTTTTTTAAACTGACAGCCGATAAACGCCGTATTGGTGGCCCGACGAATATATACCCCTTGCTTGCCCCACTGCGGATTGCTGTCCTCTCGCTCACCTGTCAAGGAAAGACCAATAAAAGTGACTCCGTCGACTTGGGTATCCGCGCGACCAACCCAAAATGGGTATTCGGTCGCGCCAAGCGTTCGAGTCAGAGCTCCACCAATCACTTTGACCTGATTTTTGTCGATGATGAGTGCAGAACTCGGCGCAACCATCGGCCTATCCAGATAAATGATTGAGCCGTGGGTCACCTGCTTATTGAGCCTATCGAGTCCTCGATAGACAGAGACGGGATCATTGGGATCTGTCACAAACTGGCTGGCATACAGAGTTTGCGTACCGATTTGCACAAAGCAACCTTGCCCCACACCCGACCAACTTAAAAATGTGTTTACCGTCTGCTCTTCGCCATCCCAAGCTTTTAGTGCATCCAGTGCTATGACCTCTGCGCCATTATGCTCCGAGAAATCTCGCTCACTATCGAACACAAAGAAGCCGCCGCCGGCATAACTCCCCGCGTAAAACCCCGCGACAGAAAACTGTTTCCCGTCAGTCAGCTCATAAATCGGCAGCGCTTTTAAATGCGAAACATAAATCACCGCAATCTGCGTCGCCGCTTCAGATCGGTCGGCATGCAGTGCAGAGCGAGAGGCTTGTTCGGTGGCAATGTGCGCCGGTAGCGCCGCTTCTATTGCTTTGGCCGTCGTAGTGATAGCATTCTCAGCCACTTGCAGCGCTTTCGCGTTGACGTTACTACTGAGCACATGGGCACTCGAATCCACACCAAAGAGCGCTTGAGTGTATAGACCCACCAGCTCTGCGGTGGATTTCTCGAGCGCATCAATCGTTTTCACCAGTGCTTCCATCGACGGCGAACTCATTAACGTGCCCCTTCACTGCTCTGGATCATCTGCGCCTTAGCATTATCGGTGGCCGTCTTATCGCCCAACGCGGTAGCAAAGGCTTGTAAATGCAACTGAGCTTTTTGGCCTTCTGCAGGATTTTGCGAATCTTTGTTATAGGCTCGGTACATCACAAAATCCGACACTACCCCTAAATAGATCTCAGGCAGTGGAAAGGCATCGCTTTCGCTCGCCACTTGTAACGTCCGTGAGTAAACCAGCTCCACATTGACTGGTGCTTGAGGCGACGGGTATAAAAACAGGGTGGTTTCATCGAGCTCATTACGCGTCCAACAAACAGGTACCCCTACGGTTTTACGCCACTCTGGATAGAGTTGATTGAGTTTATGAATATTCACAAACTGCGCCGCCTGTTGATTGATGTGGTTGACCGCCAAAATTTGATAGGCATCCGCCGGTAGACTGACTTGATAAGAACTTGATTCGATCATCGCCGTTGTTCGAGATAAATCAGGCCGGCGAATCACCATGGCTGAAATGGCATCATTCACAAAGTCCATCAACTCTGGGCGCGACCAACGCACATGTCGAACATCGAGAAGATCGCGCGCAACGCGATCAATAAGCCCTTTAATGGTGACGCTCATCAGAAGAACTCCCGTTGACGTACCGGATTGGCAAAGGCCTGTTGTTGACCCGTTTCTAAGCCAAAACGCTTAGCGCAGCGGATCGCCTCAACAAACCACGTTCGATACTCACGACCCAGCGATGGATTGTGCCAATCACTATCGGGTTGCAACATCAGACAATGGGCTGCGCCATAACAGATCGCTTGGCCATACTCATCCCAAAGCACTTTGGGTAAGGTCTGTGAGTCACGTTGTGGCTCTATCGCACAGTGGATGAAAAGATCTTCCCCCTCCCTTAGAAAGCGCAGCTCATCACGACTGGTTTGCAGATAATCAATACCTTTGATTAATGCCGAGCCGTTATCATCCACCACCGCCATCAACTCAGCGGTGGTGTACCGACCAACACTCGGTGAATTCAACTCAGAGCTACCCACAATCGCGACTACTTGGTGTGCGATAACCCTGTCGATTGTTCTCGTGTAACGCACAAGACCACTTTCTCGGCAAAACTCTTGCCCGGCTTGCAGCAAAGCACTGTGCAGTAATGGCGCAAGTGCGACATTGACCAATTGCCGAAGGGTAGGCACAAACTGTTCGATAGCGACGGTTTCCATAATCACTCCGCGAGGTTTGCCGGTTCACTCTCTTCACTCATGCGACGCAGATAATCGCGCACTCGTACTCGAAACTCTGTCACCTCTTCCTGCGCGCCTTTGGGGGCAATATCTAACTCATTAGCAGCGATCAGCGTCTTTAACTTGGCTGAGTTGAGCTTATCGAGATCCAACTCCTCACCATTTAGCATCACAACCATGGAAGCCGCTTTTTCTTCTGCCTCCTGCATTGCTTCTTGCACTGCCCGTTGATGAGCCATCGCTTGGGCCTTTTCATCAAGAAGCTTCAGATGATCCTCTAACTCCTCTTCCGTTATCCATACGCTCGGAAAATCCAGTAGCTGATAAGCCAAATCTTGTTCAACCAACACCGGCTTATGGCGCGGAAACACCAGCCTAGAGCCAGCGACCGTGTCTTTTTTCTTTGGCTTAGGCCCGATATAGACCACAGCAATTTTATGCGTCATCACTCTCTCCCAAAAATCAAAGGAGGCTCTTGGCCTCCCTCTCTACAGTGGCTGGGCTTAATACCCAACGTTGACGTACTCCGGCAAGATGAGAAGCTCACCTGTGGCGACACCACCTTTAATGGTGACGTTCAGGATGCCCTTTTCTTTGATGTACACGGGTTTGATCGGGATCTGCTTGGCGACTTTATTGGCGACCGATTCCCCAAGCGCTAAGGCGATATCGTTGACTTTGATATCGACGCTGACCGAGGCTCCAAGCCCATTGGTCACCAGACGTACCCCCGTCAGCTTTAAACCAATCGGCAGCTCCAAGACAGCGAATACCGTGTCGATAGGCGTGTTTTTTGCGCTGAGTTTTCCTTCTTCAAGCGATAAATTGCCATGCGCCCCAACGTAGACGCGGTTGTTAAAGGTTTCACTTTGTCGATGAGTCATTCACGTTTACTCCACTACAGGTTCACAGCCGTATCGAGCGCAATCACCCCGTGATCGTTCACGCGACCCGTTTTGTCTTTAAAGCGAATTTTCTTGGAGCCATTCATCCAATACACCGTGACTTCAGTACGGTTACCCGCATCCACATCTTCCTCGTGATAACGGAAGGATTGGCCACCTTGCGTTTTCCCCCACGCGTATGCCAACGCCTGCCCGCCGAGTAACATGGCGCGATCTATGGTGGTGGCCGCATTGACTTGACGCACACTGGCTGCTTTATCGTTATTGGAAATCGAGACAACAGAACCAGGATTGAAACGGATCGGCATACCTTTGTATTTGCGCACCAAGATATTGCCCCGCATCAGACAGTCGCCACGAAACACCGGATGATTAAAGTTACGCGATCGGGAAATCGCATTCGCAGTGAGGTTTTGCCAATCTTTACCTGAGGTTGAGGAATAGAAGTCACTCCATTGACGTGGGGTAACACTCAGTAAATAGAAGGGCTCATCGCCCGCCATCTTGTCGTCATTAAAACGGATTGGCTGCAGTGGATGAGGCATCTCTTCAAGGTAGAGACCGATATTATCCAATGTTTCAATCGAGAAAATATCCGCCGCATCGAGCCCTTCAAAGGAGGTCGCATCGCCCCCAAAGAAGTGGCGATCATACGTTGGCGGCAAGACATCATTGACCATGATCTCGGCAAACTCAGTATCACTTTCTAAAGGCACAATGATGTCATCGGTCGCATAATCCCCCCGCGCTCCGGCAAGGTGCACTGTCGTAACCTGATCTTGCAGCGTATTCACGTAATCCGGCAGTAAAGCTCGAGTGAGTTTACGCAGTGGATGGCGAGTCTTTTGTTGCGTCATCTTACCGCCAGAATCCACTTGATGGCGGCCTTGGTTGATTTTCAGTGAGAAGTCCGCGAACTCTAAACTTTCACCTCGTCCGGCAATTCGGCGATCGCCCATGGTCGGTTTTTTCGTCAAACCATGCACAATCTGCATTTCTACCTCATCCCCTGCCGATTTACTTAAGTCGGCGCAGCGGACAATCGGGGCATGAGGTGAGGTTTGCTCATTGCCTTTTTTATTACTGGTCACACTCTGCGGCGCATCTTCGGTCAACATATTGGTAAACGAGCAGTTGCGCAGGGTCGCTTTGAACAGCGCGGTTTCCTGTAACTTCACGCCGTCAGTAATGGTTGTCATACTTTCACTCCAATAAAAAGCCCCAGCGTGTCAGCTGAGGCTTAGTGTTTGAAAAACGGGTTTAGAATCCAGCGTTATAAAGCAGTTGCTCGATTTGCGCTTCACTGAGAGAGTCAAACAATTTACCCAGCTCTTCGTGATTAGCACTCTGTACCCGGTTCATCAGATCGGAATCCCCCGTGCGATGAGTATTGCCAAGCTCACTCGGAGACGCAGGCAAAGCGTTTTTCGCTTTACGACTTGCTTCTTGCGCCGCGCTCAGAGCCTCTTGGGCTGACAATTTAGGATCATCACCAAACGCCAGTCGTACCCGCTTACTGACCTCTTCAAATCGCTCGGCGTAGCTTCGATTCGACCATTCTGAACTTGAAGCCAAATGGTCATCAATTTGCTGCGCGGCATTCCAACGCGCCCCACCTTCACTCATCCACGACTGCAAATCCGCGTTTGCTTGTAGCGCCGTCGTCAACTCAGCGTTGTCGACTGGCGCGGCGCTTTCAGTCTCCGGTGGTGTTGTCGAGGCCGCCACCGTGCCACTGGAAACCAGAGCCTCAATTTTGTTATTCATAGCCAAAAAGAAAGGGGCGAGCTCGGGGTAATCCTCCTGTAACGCAGCAAGTTTTTTTTCATCAATGGTGACATCTTCAGGTAAGTCAGCCGGCGCAACGCCCAACTCCTCGAGTTGTTTGTTACGCACATCAATCATGCGCTGCGCTTTTTCAAGCTGCGCTGAATGCGCTTTTAACTCTTCAAGCTCTTGGCGAAGCTGAGCTTTTTCTTGCCGCTCTCGCTCGAGCACCTCCATCGGGATAATGTGCTTTTGGTCTTTGGCGAGAATACCGTCTGGCTTTGCGTTAGGCTCTGCAGTTGGCGAGGCTGCATCGGTATCGCCGTCTAAACCTTCCACACTTTGCGATTGTGAAGAGGGAGCAAGGCGCTCGTCAGCGCCTTGTTCCTTTTCGACAGTTGGGCGACTTTCTTCCGCTTCCATCGATTCCAGCAAAGCTTCCAGTTCTTCCAATGTTTCATTACCAGTGACGGCAATCGTGTCTTGATGGGTATTCATGGTGACTCCTTTGATTAGACGTGTCGCTGTCTGTGCGGTTAAGCTTAAGCGCTCTCGAAAAAACGCTTAGCGACAAAAACAACAAAGCCGAGCACAAGGCTCGGCACTGAATACTCATGGGGACTATTGCTCGCTGGACTCGAAATGCTGGCAAACCTGCATGGCGGCAGCGTAATCACAGATCATGCAGGCGTGATTTTGTGTGGCCAGTGCGGTGATAATGGCGCTCGCCTCCAGTTCGACTACTTGGCTCGCCTGACGCATCAACGCCTCTTTTTCTGTATTCAAAAACACCGCCAGTTTATAGTCCTGAACCTCAACCGCATCAGGAAATCGGGATTTAAAACGCATTTGCCACTCGGGCAGCGAAAGAAAAACATACATCTGATAGAGGCTCACACCCGTCTCCACATCGCTTTGGTATGGTTGATAATAGTCAGCGAATTGCCGTTATCTGGCTGGCTTCTTTGAATGGCACTCTCTTTCTGATCTAAGGGATACACTGCCCCTTGAATGATGAGCTCGCGGATCTGCCCTCTTGTGAAAAGTGAGGTGGTCCAAGAGCGCATCATACGAGTGACGGTGAGCGGCGTTTGAATACCTTCACGGCTGACTTTCCATTCGCCATCAACACCAATGGAGGCTACTGACCCCACCCGTTTCAGCCGGTAATGATGAGGCTGAGACGCATCAAACTGATTGGTCAACCAAGAGACAATCGCGCCACCGATATAGCACTGGATCCCACTGCCACCTTGAAGTAATCGAAAGAAATTATCGACCGTCTCTCCAGAAAAGAGCGCTTGAAAACTGTCGTTTCTTAACCCTTCGGCCTCAATAGAAATATCAAAATCACCAGAGAAAACCATAGGCTTATCCAATACGGCATATTGCGTTAAACCATCAAAATATGGGGCGTAGCGTTCGCGGCTCACCAAGACTCGGCGTACCCAAAGTGGCTGTTGATCGACCATGCTTACACCAAGGAAAAGAGGGCATTATTTGGAACAAGGTACCCGCTACGCAAGATCACCAGCTCATAGTGACCTGTCGCAGTAAAGGTTTGTGCAGTGATCCGCTCACCATCGAGCTCATATTGCAGTTCGACGGAGCCACCCACCTCAGCTTTTACCAATAACGAACGAAACGGCTTGGATTTATCCACCAAGACTGTGAGTTCATGCGCGATACTTTTCATCAATTCTCCCGCTTACAACGACTCTAATTCCGCTTTAAATGCGGCAAGCTTTTCTGCCGAAGCTCGGTCAAGGCAAAGTCCGCCATCAGCGAGCTCAATCACGGTCAGGTTGGTTGGCCACATCGGCGAATGTTTTCTCACTGCGCTGCACGAGACCACCATTAGCAATATGCTCACTAGGAGAATCGGTTGCAGCTTGTTTCCGCGACCGATTAATCGAATCCAAAATCGCATTCACTAGCCTCATCAAAAGGGATAACCACTCGTTCATGGTGTTACTCGATACATTCCATCACTTCACACACCGCCTGTGACACCAGCGACTGAAACTCGGGCGATATCTGGTAGCCCAATGACAGCATCAGTGCCGCCAATAACGCCACCAACGCTCGGATCACTTTGCGGCTTTTCAAAATAAGACCTAGCTTATCCATAAGTTCCCCTTAAAGGTCATTATCCACTGCGGCGAACAGCAAGCACTGCGCGACTCGGCGCATCCACCCTCGTCCGTATTCGTTGAAGGTCGAAACTTTGGTGTAAAACGTGATGCGATAGGCGATGTAGCGCATCAATAAATCATTGAGATCCATCGTTTGTGTCGCCGACAGCGTCTTCGGGCCGATAATGCCGTCAGGCTTTTCACCCACCGAGCTTTGCAGCATTTTCACGGCACGATGCCAACCATGCTGCACCGCAGCATCAAAAAGTTGGTATTGCATCGCCGGACGAAAACGCGCCATACCGAGTGCTTGCCACCAATCCTCGAAGTAAATCGCCTTCACCTGCTCGTAAGAGAGGTTTTTGATATCAAGATGTGGGTAAGTCATCGCGGCAATACCACGATTGGTGCCCTTAAGCTCACCAACGCCGACACGTCCTCCCGTCCAGTTGCCGCGATCTTTGGGGTCACATTGAAAGCCACCTTCGTGGGGCATGAGACGTTCGAACACCACATCAAACATGACGTTTCTCCAATAAAAAGCCCCCACATCCAACCAAGCATGTGAAGGCATTACAAAGCATTCGGCGTTTAAGGCTGATTTGAGATAGAGCTAATAAATTTGCGCTCAAAAATGGCAAGGATCCGCGAGCCAGCGTAACCACTGATACCACAAGCAAACCCCGCCAATTCTTGCGGCCATTCAAAGTACATCGCGGCCAAAGCACACAATGCGCCCGCAAATCCAGAGACGATGATTTGCATCAGCGCTTCAACCCAACGAAAGGGACGATTTTTTTTGCGAATATCGATGATATAAGTCACCAGCCCTCCCCAAATCGCCATCAGCGCAAGGCCTATGGATTGGAGTTGGGTCCAGCTCTCCGGCTCTTTCAATGGCATCTCAACTCCCGACAGCCAATAAAAAACCCCGCCAATGGCAGGGTCCAGAAACAAAAAAAGCCGCCCGGAGGCAGCTTTGGTATTGTTGGAAAATCTATCGCAAGTTGGTTGGAAAATCAACTCTTGTAGATGAGGACTTAAACTTGGCGAAGTGACTTAAAGAGACTATTGTCCGCATATCTATGGACACTTTCTCGTTGGCACATTTGCTACATTAGCGTTTCACGAATAACTATATAGAGAGTTACTTAGCCTTCCTGTACTAACGGCACAGATCACTAGTGTTTCTAAGCATTTAGCTTAGCAGCAGTCAATAAACTGTAATGAAAGTATGGTAAACATCGTATTAAGTGACTCTAAATTTCGACAGGACCATTAATGAAAATATTATTTGTGTGTAAACACAACGCAAGCAGAAGTATTTTGGCCGAAGCAATTGCAAAAAAAATCCTACCTAGACATTTCCAAATCGCAAGTGGTGGTAGCCACCCTAAAGGTCAGATCAATCCACGTATTGCTCAATACCTTGAAATGCACGGTTTTGATGCCTCAGAATTTCACAGCACTTCATGGGAAGAAAGGCTGAGTTTTCACCCAGACCTAATAATCACAGTGTGTGACACTATGCACAACGAAACTTGTCCCAACTGGTTATCAGCGGGTATTCGTGTGGCTTGGGATCTTGAGCCATTGCCAAATGATGATGCATCAATCTCAGAATTTAACAAGGAATGCGACAAAATCTATGCATCCCTAACCCGAAGAATTGAAGCACTTGCAACCATCGATTTCCAAAAGCTCGACTCTGAACAAATAAAGCAGCATGTGCTCGAACTGAAATCAATGTAGAGAAGCATTTGTTGTTAAATATTTGCCATAACTCATATAGCGTTATGGCAGTCCATGAGTAACAGTTTATCAAGCAAAAGATTCCCGGCTACTTGGTATAGCCATGCATCAATGAAGCATGGCTACTACTGATATTGGTTTCGAAATGCTGATCTTAAGCATAATATTTACGCTTCATTCGCAAAGCGACGTTGACCAGAGCGATTAAAACCGGCACTTCAACCAAAGGTCCAATAACACCTGCAAATGCTTGATCTGAGTTTAATCCAAATACAGCGATTGATACGGCAATAGCCAGTTCGAAGTTGTTACCTGATGAAGTAAAGGCAATAGAAGCATTTTGGTCGTAAGGGATCCCCATACGCTTTCCGATGTAGAAGCTCGTAAAAAACATCACCATAAAATAGATGATCAGTGGTACTGCAATACGGAACACATCCATCGGTAACTCAACGATCATTTCACCTTTCAGACTAAACATCAAAACGATGGTTGCCAAAAGCGCAATCAGAGTGATTGGCGATATACGCGGGATGAAGACTTCGTTGTACCACTGTTCACTTTTTGCCGATACCAAGAGCTTACGGCTTAAGAAACCCGCTAAGAAAGGGATACCTAAGTAAATTAAGACGCTTTGTGCAATATCCCAGATAGTGATGTCAACAACGAAACTTTCAAGACCAAAGTAAGGGGGTAACACAGTAATAAACAGCCATGCCATAAAACTGTACGTGACAATTTGAAACGCACTATTTAAAGCAACTAAGGTTGCTCCGTACTCTTTGTTTCCGCCACTGATGTCATTCCAAACCAACACCATAGCAATGCATCGAGCTAGGCCAATCAGAATTAATCCCACCATATAGCCAGGTTGATCACGCAAGAAGAGGATAGCCAAGATGAACATCAAAATGGGGCCTACAATCCAGTTCATCACTAGAGATAGTGTGATGGCTTTTCTATCACGAGTGACCTCACCTAAAAGGCTATAGTTCACTTTAGCCAATGGTGGATACATCATTAAGATCAAGCCAATAGCAAGTGGAATATTGGTTGAGCCGATAGATAGGCTTTCGTTCCACTGAGCCACCTGAGGGAACCATACTCCAATCCCAACGCCAACGGCCATTGCAAGGAAAATCCATACGGTTAGATATCGGTCAAGAAAACTCATTTTTTCAGATGCGCTGGTTTCGACACAGCTAGATATATTACTCATACAGACCTCTTTAAGTTGAAACGGTTGAAGCAACGGGGCATAAACTATTCACTCACTCCAGTTGAACACGACTTACCCTTCATGGACTGCAACTCAACTTTAATGAGCGGCATATTATGATTAAGGGTGATTTCTAGCACTTGCTTGACCCAAGGCTCTAGAGTCGGATTGATTCGGTAATAAACCCATTTACCACGGCGTTCATCAATAACAAGTTCATGTTTTCTCAACTCGGCAAGATGCCGAGAGACTTTGGGCTGACTGAGATTAAGTGCCTGCATGAGGTCACAGACGCACAACTCCCCTTGTCTCTGCATTAACAGCAGAGATTTAAGCCGAGTTTCTTCTGAAAGAGCTTTGTAAAGAAGGATTGGATCGAACATAGCGTTGAGTAGAACCCACAAGCAACACATACGAAATATCATATATATGAAATTACATATATGTCAACTTACAACTCAAACTCATCGAGTAAGATTAAGAAAAGTAAGCCGATAACGATAAAAACTAGAGTCTTATATTGATTACCTCAATGAAAACGAATTGAACTAATCACAACATCTTCTATAGAGAAGGTGTCAAAATCATGGATAGCAGGTTTCATTTGCAGAAAGCAGTAATCGACGAGACTATCAAGACACTCACATAAAAACTCACCATTAAAATTAGCAACAATCACATTGTCCATCACGGCTTCCACGGTCTGCAGCATCTGGTTTTACATTTGGCTCATTTCGAGATTGAGGCTTTCGATTTCTTGCAAAATCCGCTTGGGTTTGGCGTTGTCATAGCATTGGCTCTTGCGATGGTACCTCAACTCCCGATCAAGGTATAAAAAACCATACCATTGGCAGTATTCAAAAATAAAAAAGTCACCCGAAGGTAGCTTTGATATTTTTGGTATTAATCTGATATTGGGCACCATTTAATTTCAGTCATTAGACCACATCTAATTCAGGGAACCTGTCAAGAACCATATTCACTAAAACATCATTAGGTAATGTAAACAATTCGGTTACAGGCACTTGATATTTATTACTATATTCAAAAATTGTTTCTCTGATCGAATGTTCATCCATACCTGTATTGTTCAATGTTATACCAATAACAGGAGCTCCCGAAAAATGTTCTATCAAATCGATTTCTGCTCCCAGTTCAGGCATTAAATACTCTTCGGAGCCACTCAAATAAACACGCATAGGAGAATGTTGTAGAATGATAGCTGTCGGTTGAGAGCCTCGAATGATAGAGGCACTAGTACAAAACGAAGGATGACTAAGTGCACCTTGCCCTTCTATGACTATCACATCTGGCTTCTCATTCTCATAGGCCTCCACAATGACTGCCTCAAGCTCACCCACACAATATTGAGAAGGAACAGCATCTAGCGCAACACCATAACTTGAGCCTTGAATCAAGCCAGTTTGCCCAGTTGCAATCATAACTGCGTTTAACCCGCTATTTTTCAACATTCTTGTTAATGCTAAAGCCGTTGTACGTTTTCCTATCGCACAATCCGTGCCCATCACTAAAATTCTTGGACAGTGTACATTTTGAATACGATTAGAAAAAATCTTTAAGTCTTTCGTGGGTCTCGGCTTTCTAATATCAACAATTTTTACATGATGCTTCTTTGCCGTTTCAACAAACTCCGGGTCCTCATTTAAGAACTCATGCAAACCAATAACAATATTCATACCAAGACGCATAGCTTTATGAATTAGCTGTCTTTCAATTAAAGTTAAATGTCCACTATCCGGTGCTAAGCCATAAATAAAATATTCAGGTATACATTCACTAATGGAAATAGCTTGACTTAAGCTTGAGCAAATCGGGATTCCATTTTCAATACCATTAAGATACAACCCACTGTCTTGCCCCGCTTTTGTACTATCAATGATGGACATAATATGGAAGCGATTTGACTCTCGAATAAGACCATTCGCTGTTTTTCCAGTATTTTCACCAAAGTAACCTTCACAATATACAATGGCCGTTTCTCTCTGTTGTGGAAATAAATTAGATTGAGGTAAAGAAGCACCTTGAAGATACTGACTCGTAGTCATTTTCCGTGTTGTAGAAGACATGATAAGACCTAACTCTGTTAGGCTTAGGAGGGCAAAATGGGGAGGCTAGTTTTTCCAGTTTCGACAAAATGTCCCCACTAAGCTGTGGGGGATGGTAAACACTGTAGCACGTATTTCAAAATACCAACAAGACATTTGAACACTTTTTAATCAAAAATGCTCACGCCTAGATATAACCGCATTCTTAGGTTCTAAGTAAGTTCATGAATACTCGTATTTTATATTATTAAACTCGTACATGCCTGCGTGAACCAAAGAAAATGGCTGTTTAATCAATTCTTGAGGATGGAGAACCCGTACAATATCGTAAGAAAAGAAATCCTAAAGATGCTGACAGGATAGACGCTGAAAAAATACCTATCTTAGCAAACTGAATTTGCTCAGGGGCATACGCCAACTCGGCGATAAATAGAGCCATTGTAAACCCGATCCCCGCTAACATCCCCCCACCAATAATCATATTCCACTGCAGATTATCGGGACGCTTTGCTATATTTATTTTAACTGCAAACCAACTAAATAATAGAACACCAATAGGTTTCCCAAAGACAAACCCGGTAAGTACCGCAAGCGTAATTGGTGAGAAAAAACTGCTTCTCTCTAACACAACACCAGCATTTGCTAACGCAAATAATGGCATGATTAGAAATCCGACCCAGGGATGCAACATGATCTCTAATCGCTCAACAGGTGAGAGAACTTCCCGTGCCGCAGCACCTGCAGTTTTCAAAGTAAGACGCTCTATATTATTGCCACTCCAGTGCCCACGAGGTGACGCTGAAACTATCGTGTTCATAATAGTATAGAGGCGCTGTTTGCTAACCCATTTACTTGTCGGTGTTAACAAGCCAAGGATAACACCGGTTAATGTCGGATGTACGCCAGAAGCATCAACGGCTAACCACACTAAACTCCCAGCAATAGAAAATAGTCCAATGCTGCGGATCCCCATAAAAGACATGAGGCGAACCATTAGAAATCCAAGAATTGAAAAACAAATAGCAAGCCACTTGATATCTTCTCCATAACCAATGGCAACCACCAAAATAGCCCCGATATCATCCACAACAGCCATTGACAACATGAATACCCTTAAGCTTTTAGGGATACTCTTTCCTAATAAAGCAAGGCATCCAATAACAAATGCTGTATCCGTTGCCATAACTGTACCCCAACCATTTTGTCCGGGCTCTCCAATTTGAAGGGTTAGGTAGAAAAAAGCAGGAACCAACATTCCCCCGAGAGCCGCCGAAATAGAAAGCATGGCTAACTTAGGGTTACGTAGTTCACCCAATACGAGCTCACGTTTAAGTTCTAATGCGATAAGAAAGAAAAAAATTGTCATTGCAGCGTCATTAATCCATGAGTGTAATGATCGCTCAAACACAAAAGAACCAATTGTAATACCTAACGAAAGCTCCCAAAACTTGGCATATGACTCACTAAGAGGTGAGTTCGCAATAATAACCGCACATAAAGTTGCAATAAACAATACAATCCCAGCTGCCGATTCAATCGCAATAAATCTAGTAATAGGTTTTGAGAACCAATCAATATACTCTTTAGGTAACTGAGTTAAATTCATGGTAGTGGGTTTTCTAGATTTGAAATTCATATTTAGTATATTATCCATCAACGAAAACACGTCACTCCAACGTAATCTATCAATAATCTACGTTAATTCATCAAAGCAAGATTTATTTCGCTAAATATATGGGCACACATAAAAATGCCAGCATTGGTAGGCAAGAGATGATTTCTTGTTCTTAATAATACATATCGAGTTCAAACAGTTTATCTTGTTCTCTTTTCAATAAGATATCCTCAATGCGTCTTCTCACTTGGTTCAAGCTTTCAGTCTTATCCTGATTAAGTTCATCATTTTTAGTTATTTTTTTCTTATTTCTTTTCTTCATAATAAAATCCCCATAAAAACCGTTATTTCCCAACAATAAAAACTCCTAAGCACAGATTTTTACTGTCCAATATTTCACCTCTACCTATCTATTCACAGAAATAGAAATGAAGAACATTATCAAAAAATCCTCTTTTAGGTGCTGTGTGCTGTTTAAACATATCACTATTAAGCTGATGTATAGATGCACCTGCATCAAAATTTAAGCAGGAATGACATTCACAGCCTGTAGGCCCTTACTTCCCTGGTCGATACTAAAATTAACTTTTTGAACTTCAAATAAAGTTTTAACACCACCTGAAGCGATCGAATTGAAGTGAACAAATACATCAGAGCCGCCACTATCAGGAGTAATGAAGCCAAAGCCTTTACTTTCATTAAACCACTTAACCGAACCTGTTAATTTATTAGACATAAACACCTCGATAAAAATTAAAAACCAATATACGAAGCTATTTAATGGGATAAAGGTAAGGTACCGAAGGAGTAATATGACGAAAAGATTCGAAAGAGAACTAGGAAGATACTTGAACTAAATTATTCATTAATAGCCCGCATTTGTGAGCCCACTACACTATACACTTTGCATACAGAATAAACAGCCATTTTTCGTTTATTTGATTTATTTTTTAAGATCATTAGGTTAACAATATTAAGCCTTTGTTGATTTATAATCCTTTCAATTCTATCGAAATGACACAAGCGTGAGTCACATCTGTTCAATCATGGCCTCTACGGTTTGCAGCATCTGGCTTTGCATTTGACTCATTTCGAGATTGAGGCTTTCGATTTCTTGCAAAATCCGTTTGGTTTCGGCTTGGGTTTTGGCATTGTCGTAGCGCTGGCTATCGGTTAAACCTTCTTCGCGCTGCGCCTTGGCCATGATGTTCTTTGCTTCGCTTTCCAGTTTGAGGACCTTGGCCTCCATTTCCCGCATCTGCAACTCAAGCTGCTTTTGCTGAAGCTGTTGCTCCTGCTGCTTTTGTGCGGCTAATTCGGCCTGCTCTTCCTCAGTCATATCCTCCGGCTCTTTTTCAATATTCAGCGCCGCTCGGACACGCTCCATAAACTCTTGCTTATTCGGCACATCGGTAAGCTCAAGCACTAAATCAATCACGGTGATTTGTACCTCTGGCGGCAACTGCGCGGTGATCATCATCATTCGCTCTGCCAACTGCGATTTGTAAGCAGCGGTTTGCTGAATGGGAGCGAGCGCAATATGGGCGCGTAAGCGGGTTAAATCATTGGTCAGTAGCCCTTGTTCATCGACATGGTTCATTACCACGGTTTTGCGCTTTCGCTTGTCATTGCGGTTGATCACAATCGCTTTATTGTGCTGCTCACGCATATCCTCAAGGATGTATCCTAATAGCAGTTCACCCAATAGCTGCGATCCAAAGTTGTAGTTATCGTTGATTTCGGCAAGCGTTGTCGCCCCTTGCTCCACCAGATTGGCAATCGCAATCCCACTGGTCGCGTTGGATTCTTGCCCCAAGAAGGCTCCATAAACACCCATGGTATCTTGGATAAGCTTCATCGAATCCTGCATCACATTAAATTGCTGCGCGGCGATATTGAAATCTTGTTGGACCTGAAACACTTCGCTGATGGATTTTTGGTTTTTCCGCTGTGGGTTGAGCTTAATCAGGCCATCGGGTCGTTCAACCTCTTCTAAAATCTGTTGTTGGCTCATATTGGTGGCATCTTCATCCATTAAGACTCGTTTGGCCTGCAGTAACCATGTCAATTTAATGCGCCTAAAGTTGACTTCATCTTGCGCAGGAATGGCTCGAGCAATCAGACCATAGGGCTCACCACTGGCGTCTTTGCGAAATCCCCAGAACGGCACGATGGGAAACTGGCCATTAGGCGCGGCACAGTCACGGCTCAATAAGTGATACATCCCGGCGTACCACTCTTCTTTAATCCGGCTGACTTGAGCCTGCCGCAGTGTGGCTCTCTCCATCGCCAGTGCCATCGCATGAGTCAGATCGTTCGGGTCAAACTCCATCACTCGTCCATCTTGGGTTTCAAGCACGGCTTTGCGTTCTATATGACGCACATACACAATCTGCAAACGAATACGCTCACGGTTATGGGATAAGTACTCCGAATGATCCCGTGACCAGTGATTAAATGCCTCATGCGCACTGGTCAACAGTGGGTCGAGCCCTTCGAGATTTTCAACATCAACAAATCCACGCCAATCCTTTTTCGCGTATTCCAGTACCTTCGCTTTATGGGGAACCAAACTCGCGAGCTCATCAATATCGATCCAGCGCATACGCATCACCCAGCGACAATCGCTCCAGTCGGGTTCAGTGGAGAACCAGTCCCAAAACACTTCATCACGAGGGATAAGCTTAATTTTGTATTTAGGCCCGAACGGGTTCGGATTTCGATATGCCTCAACAAACCCCACGCCCGCTTTGATTTGCGACCCATACGCCTCTGAGCGTGCTTTATCGAGCCGACCTAGCCGAGCCGCATCTGCAAACTCGGCATTCACGGCTTCCGCCATCAGTTCCATTTGTTCATCGGGATCATCTGCGCACACCAAAAGGTCGGTGCGCGTTTTGGCTTCCATCCCGAGCACACCATCAATGGTCGGCGCAATCAGATTATGGATTGTGGTGGGCTGGCCACGCTGTTTAAGCTTATCTTTGACTCTCGGATCAAGCTGATCGCCATCGTAGTACGCGGTGGCAACTTTGGCAGCACTGCGCCAGTCAGGTTGGCCATCAATATCGGAGAGAATACGCAGCATAAAAGTATCGAGTTTTGCGTGTTGCATCATTTGGTCTGCCAATGATTGTTAGAAGGATCGCGTTTGAGGTCTTCTGACTTCACACGCTTTGGCATACGTGCACGGGCTTCTTGGGCGAGCATATAACTCATCACTTGGTCATCAAAACACCCTTCCTGAGCGTTCATCGCCCCCTTTTTGTCGTACACATAGCTATGGTATTCCGAAATAGTCCCCATCCAACGAATGCCAGATACGCCGTTTTGAAAGAGCGTCTTCATGCCTTCCGTGAGGATAGGTTTGGATTGTTTGGTGGTTAACCAGCCGAGCTTGACCGTCTCATCATCGTTGTCGCGATCTAGGTATTGCTCTGAATAGATGTAAGGTGTGGGGTAGATTTCTCGAAGCTTTTGAATAAAGGCATGGCCGTGGTTATTGCGCTCAGGCATCACGTAAGCGTTGCCGTATAAAATCGCGATATGTTTAACCAGATAAGCCAATAACTCAGCATCGATATAGCCAAACCAGTGGGCCACTTGCTCACCATCGGATTTTTTCACAACATCGATACTACTGCGGTCGCCATGCTCTAGCCCTTCGGCAATATCCACACCCAGCGCATACTCTTCATCCTCATCGAACATTTCCCACATCAGCAAAAGGTTCATCGCGTTGCGCTGCATGCGAAGCGGATCGTGACTCTCTATCGAGTGCACCCGAGTTAGGTTTCCCGTCATAGGTTCAAGGTCATACACCAAGAAGGGGGCAAGAACATCCGCTTCCGCGGCCATAATATGGACAGGATTAAACACCCGACGTCCTGAGGTTAAAAACGCCTCCAGCGGCGTGGACGGGAATTCCTGTTTCATCTCCTCGCCCTGCATGGCTTCTTTTTCGAGATACCACTGCTTTTGCTCATCATCGAGTTGGCAGCCCATCGATTTTTCTACCCCGGTAAAGTACTCAGCCATCACTTTCGGCACAACAAGCCCATTCATCGGCACTTTTGAGCGGTATTTCGGATCTTGCCACCATGCGAAAAAATGAAACTGATAATCCTCGCGGCTCAGCTCTACCCCACTTTTGGCTTGCTCCATAGCGCGCATGCACATGGTATAGAAATCGCCCCCGACACCTTCTGCCGTCGACTCAATAAAACAGATCGCATTCTGATGTATCGCGTTAAGCGTACCGGTTTTCACCTCTTTGGCTTTGTGTGGGTATTTCGCACAAATTTTGCCATGCTCAGAAATATGCAAGCGCTGCACAGTACCGGAGCGAAAGGAGGTGGCGACCTGAATACTTGAGCCGTTCTTAAACACCATGCGCCCACCGTTGGCTCCACTCTTACGCTCTTCGGTTGGGATTGCCGCCTTGAGCCATGCCGGAAGGTTGTCATAAGGCACTTCCACTTTGGTTCTGAAAATCTCCCCCGCAGCTTGTTTGTCCTGCGCGACGATGCCGCACTTAAGCCGTTTATTGAATAGCGCTTCATCGAGTAGGTAGATATCAATGGCGGTCGAAAAACCAAGCTGGCGCGCTTTTAGGATAATGTTGCGATGGCCCATCATCTTAAACAGCAATGCTTGGGCAGGGCGAAGCTTAAACGTCACCAGCTCGCCATCTTCATTCTCTATCTTGTAAAGATGATTGAGCCGCCACCACTTATTGCTCAGCCGAGAAAAAAGAAAAGCGCGATCCTGCGCGCTTATCTTCTCTTGAGGGACGGAACCAAGGTTAATCATTCAGTACGAACCCGTCCGACCCCATCTCTTGAATTTCTTGCACAATGTCGGCAATTGCAGTTCCAAGCCCGGCAGACTCTTGTGCAATCCGCTCAGCTTCCAATTCTGTTTTCTTCACCTGAGCTTTGGTTCGCAGTAGAGATTCCACGCGTGCCATGTTTCTATCAACAATGTTGTCGGTACTGACGTAGAGCTCATACAGTCTGACGCGTTCAGCCAGCGCCAAGCCCTCCTTACCAAGCTCGGCTCCAATCTTCTGGTAGGTTTCCATGGCTTTCAGCACCCGCGCCCGACAAAACACAATCTCGTGGTCAATGTCCGAGTTCGCTGCATCAAAAATGGCATCTGGATCATTTAAGCGCTGTGCATAGCCATTGTGTTTGGTTGAGCACTGGTTGCCATGAATAAACCGCCCACTTTCATCGCGTTGATGAGTCGTATCTAGATGCAAAACACGCTGTAAAAATTGCGCATGGGTCGGTTTCGGTGAGTGTTGATCAGTCACGTGATCAGTGAACTGATCACTTTCACTGATCACTGATGCTTTTTCACCCTTACCTTTTGATTTAAAAACTTTTTCTTCCCTACTCTCTCCTAACTGATCACATTGAGCGAGCCGTTCCACATCGGGCGAAGAAGTGATAGCACGTGGGGATTGAACGTTTTTTGCTGGGTTTTCGCTGTTTTCGAGTGGCGAATTCAACACCTGCAGATATCGACGCGCCGTGTTGTAATTGATTTGGTTTTGATCGCACCACGCTTTGATTGTGATGCCTGTTTGTTCAAACGCGAGTTTGTACTCTTGTTGCAGCGCTTTCCAATCTCGTTTTGCCATCATTAAGGCTCCGAATTGCGAGCAATAAAAAAGGCCGCATCAAAAGATGCAACCTCGCTATTGTTGGAAAATCTACCGCAATTACCTTGTCATATCAATGAGCGACTCGAGTTTACTCAATCTTCAAACTCAGCAGATAAGCGCTTTTCAAGCGTCGAAAGTGCCTCGGCTTCATGTCGATACAATTGCGTTCTCCACTCTTGAAGTAAGCGAACAATCGCAGACCAATGACGAATGATAAGTTCTTTGTGAGTCGGCAAAGCTGCACCCAAAAATGAGGCTTTCCAATCCGCTTCCGTCGTTCGAAACTCACCTACACCATCACAACTCTCACAAGGTCGCTGCGTTTTGGGAATAACGCCTGTTGCTTTGCAACGCGGACATTTTGCTGATTCTGCGGCCTTTTTCTGCGCGTAATCGACCAGTAGTTGTTTCTGCGCGTCAATACGCGTTTGGTGTGACGCAATGTTGGCCTGCAAACGACTGCTCTCAAATGGATTGGTTTTGATCTCAATTGCTCGCTCCATCGAGCGCATGGCTTTACTAAGTGCTTCAATCGATTTCTGGGTCTTCGCTGCGTAGGCGCTGTACCGACGCCAAACCGAAGCCAAACGAGCTTGTTGACTGTCTATCGGAACATTCAACACATCCGCCATGACCAGATAATGCAAATGTTTAAGCTCATTCGAAGTCAAACTGATCTCTAAGCGATGAACCTCAAGTGCTCCAAGAAAATCCCTCAATACCACCAACGAATAAGCACAATGCAAGTATTTGGCATTGAGGATAGCCATACCAATAGGATTATCGCGCTGCGCTAAGCCCATCGCACCGAGAAGCTGCTCTTTGGTCGGTCCATTTTTACTGACAGACTCTTCCCATTTCATGGTTCTTGCGGCGCTTAATAGTGTTAAAAACTCAAGCTTTTTACTCACTGTCGTGACTCCTTACTCTGAGAATATGGTCTAAAAATGGCAAAACGGTATGGGCTCAACACATCACGACTCATCCGCTCGCACCGAAAGCTCTCGAAGCCAACTTTCTCGTTGAGCCATCATGGCCTTGATTTTACGCTCAGCTGATTGCGCAGCCTGCTCTGATGCCGCGGACTTACGCTGTTTAAATGAAATCAGCGCGACGTTCTCGTTATTAATATCGATTTCAATTTGCTGGATCTTTCGCTTCAACAACTGCGCATCATCAATGGACTTTGCCGCAGTCTGAGACACCGCGACGAATCGCCCCTTGTCTTGCTCTTTGCAAAGCCAAGCGTGGATAAATCGCTGGATCCCTTGCGCGGTTTTCTGGCGTGTTGGGTTTGCCTGACACCAACCGATCATGTTGCGAAGCTGTTGGCGAATATCAACGGCAGGATACAGCGAGCGCCACTCCACCAACTGAGATTGAGTAACCGGATACGA